CATAGATTTCTAAATTAGGGTGAGTACGAATGTAATTTAATACAGTTACATATGCTTGTTGGTTGCCATTAACTACATGCATAATAGATTTTAGGATATTACGCATTTCTTCATTTGTAAGTTTACCTAACCCTTTAGAACGGTCTGCAACCTTTTTCATAATACCCATTTCAACTTCACTAGGTTCATGGTTAAATTTAGATTTTTCAGTAGTAGTAGCCTTAACAGATTTTTGAATTTCTTCAATAGGCACTAAAGTATATGTATCATCGTTAGAAATAAGTTCAAACCCAGCTTGTTTCCATGCTTGCTTAGCTTCTGTGTGTAATGCTTTACGACCTGCTTCGTCAAGATTTGCATTATCTAAAACAACATGACCGTGTTGTCTAACTACACCACCTAATGTATTCCAAGCGGCTTGTGCGATATAAGCACTGTTGTTAAATACAGTTTCAGGTATATAAGATGCTTTAAATTTAACTGTATTGCCATCTTCCATCATTTCGTCATTAACAAGAATACCCATATCATATAGATAATAATCTAACGCTTCTTTGAATGTTTCAACATCTACATCTTTAGGGATAGGTGCTTCTACATTGAAATCATCATCAAGTTTAATATCCATCTTGATATTAGTATCATATGTGCCACCTTGCTCATCAGGAATAGAAGCATTTAATACGCCATTAACATAGTTACCTAAACGCAATGCAGATTGAATTTGGTTCTTAGTTTTGGCATCTTTCATTCGTTTTTCTTGAATTTTGCCATTCTTAGCAATTCTGTCAGACATTACAGCTGGTACAATTTTCTTAACATCAGCATATACACGTTTAGCTAGAGGGCTATTCATGCTACTAAAATCAGATGCACCTTCTGGGAATAGCTTGTTAACTGCTACTTTACCAGATAAACTTTTATATTTATTGTTATTTCTATAGACAGGGTACATTTGAATAGCACGGTTTACAAAACGACCTAATAAATGATTACCATTCTTGTCGTCTAGTTCATCCATAAGTTGTTCCATGCCGATAGTTTTGATACGTGTAGCAGCCTTTTGCATAGCTTGCAAAATAATAGCATTACGTGTTTTGTTAAAATCTCTAGTTTTAGTTACGCCTGTTAGGTTGTAATCTTTGGAAAACCATTTTTCTAGGTTTTCATCGAAGTGGTTTGGTTTGTCAATAAAAGAACCCAAAATTGTTTGAGGAATTTTAACTTCGCCTTTACGAATAGCTTGCATTAATACTGTTACGTTAGGTACTTTATATTTAGGAACATCTTTAAAAATACTGTTCCAACTATCCACAAACGCTGGAGCTTGTCGTACTAAATGGTTACGTTTTGCAATAATACCATTATAAATACGTTTGTATTCACGTAAAGACATAAAAGGATGTTCTTTCATGTATTGAATATCTTTTGCAATACTCTCAAATGTGTCATTATGCTTAGATACAACGTCTTCTGGTTTTTGAATATCGTCACTTAAATCAATATCACCAGTATCTTCATTAGCTTGACGAAGAACATATTCTCTGTATTTTTGCTTTTGCTCTTTACCATACTTAGTTTCCATCGGAATAGCATCAATAGCCTGTTTAGCTACTTCTTCGTTCATTTGACCGAATTGTTGAAGTGTAGATTTTAACTTAGCCAACTTGTCAATATCACGCATTTTAGCCTTTTGTTCTTCTGTAGTTACATCTACTGTACGTGATTTAGACGGAGCTTTCTTTGTTTTCTTAGGTTTTGGCTGAGCAGGGTTTAATGCTTTACGTTCTTCGTATGGAGTAACAATAGGTTCTCTATTTTCACCTATAGGATTATCATGTTCAATAGTTTGTGTGTAATCCTTTACCTCACGTGCTTTCCATTCAGAATTAGGTTTACGAACCATTACATTGTAATTACCAACCTTGCCACCAAGAATATCTCCTTTTTGTGCACGGTATTGCAAAGCATCAAGTGTTTGTTTAAATTTAGGTTTATGCTCTCTATTAGTGTGAGATAATCTTCGCTGAATTTCTAGTAAGCCTTCATTGGTTACTCTATCGCTGTTAAGATAATCAGCCATTTCTTTATCAGCGGCGGCGAAGTTACCTTCAGATACAGCTACTTGTTTATTATTAACAAATTTTTGTGCATCTTGTGGTTTACGTTCAGCTAGTTGAGCATTTGCTCTACGTGTTTCTTCTTTAGCACGTTTAGCTTCGTCAATATTAGCTTGCAACATACGTCGTTCTTGTGTAGACAAGATTTTACGTACGTTCTCAAATTGTGGACCAGTTACATCAAAACCATTAACACCCATTGTTACTAAATGTTTACTTAGTTGTTGTGCCAAGTTGCGTTTAGCTGGTAAATAATCAGGGCTATCTTTAGGAGGTAATGTACTAATTACATTCTCAACCTGTTTAGCCATATCACGGTTTTGAATATAGCTTTGTACATTTTGATGAGTACGCTCTTGATTATCCATATGCTTAGCATATTCTGTAATATTTTTAAGTTCTTCTGTTGTATAATCGTTAGCAGGTTTAATACCAGCTTTAGCTAAGTAGTTACGAATATTCTTAGATTGTTCTTGTTTTTTAATATCAGAACTACGTGCATCTTTTTTACGTGCTTCCATTGCATTGTGTACACGATAAGCTGCATCTTGTGCTTTATGTGGGTTATCTTTATATTCATTTTCAAAGAATGTTTTATTAGGAGAGTTAGCGTATCTATCTTCGTTGTATGCTTGACGGTGTTCAGCTAACGCACGAATTTGTTCATTATACGCATTATTCTTTTCAGTATCAGCGATACGACGTTCTACTTCACGAATAGATGTTTTATCTGGATTTTCACGTTCTAGGTTAGCACGTTCCGCATCAGTTAAAGTTACACCAAGTCTATCAGCTTTATCAGCTAGACTTTCTTCTTGTGGAACTTCGTTAGTATCTTCTACAACTTCGTTTGTGCCAACCATATCATTATAAAGATTACGAGATACTAAACGTGCGGCTTTTGGTTCTAAACCAGCATTAACAAAGTTTTCTTCAAACATACGTGGAGAAAGTTGGTCAGCAGGTTTATTACCATGTAATTCCATAATATTAGCACGTTCATCTTGAAGTTTATTCATCATTTCTGCATAATCTTCAGGTGGACGATTGTTTAATGATTTATTAACAGCAGTTGCAAAACCACTTTCTTCCATCATAGGAGAATAGGAAGCGTTAGAAATATCATCAATTTCTACATTACCAAGTGGTGTTTCGTTAATATAATCAGGAGTTTCATTTACATCAGATGCAATATCAATACCAGTATCAGACATTGGTGTATCGTTTACTGCAATAGGAGGTTGAGTACCATCGTTAAGAATATCACTATCAGCATTTACACCAGCCCATTCATCAGCTTTATTAAGTGCTTTATTACCTAAATGTCTAGCTGCACCACCAGCATTACCTACTAACATAGACACGTTAAATGCATCTTTAGCGGATGACCACATATCATCAGTCCATGTGCTAGGGTCAAGCATAGATACATTTTCATAACCTTCTTGACCTTTGATACGACCTTCGATAGCTTGTTGCCATGCTTCTGTATAGCCTTCTAAAGAACTATTAGCAGCACTGCTAAGTATACCTTTAGCAATAAGTTTACCACCATCTTTAGCAAATGCACCGGCAAGCATACCTACTTTACCAGAAACATTAAGACGGTCGCCTAGATAATCTAGTGCGGCAGGTGCCCAACCTTGATTTAAAGATTGTTCAAATGCATCACCTGCTGTATCTGTATCATATCCTGCGAAACGATAGTCATTATAGATAGAACCAGCGTTTTGTAAGTTTTCTAAGCCAGCACCAGTTGCAAGTTCAGAACCATATTTTGTAATTTTACCAAGTCCTGTTGCAACACTACCAGCTAAGCCTTCACTTAAACCGGCTCTACCTAATAGACCACCAACTTTACCAGCATTAACAGCACCGCCAGCTATACCGCCTGTACGCATAGCCATTGCAACTTGTGGAGCAGTATTACCAAGGAAGTTACCAACTTGAGCAGACCAGTAGTGAGGATTTGTTACTTGGTCACCCCATGATAAGTCAGCGGTATCTCCCATTGTACTACGATAAGCAGACAGATTAGCATAAAATTTTGCTTTGTCTTCGGCTTGTCCTCTGAGCCATTGTGCTGTATCTCCATCAATGTTAGAAAGTCCGTATGAAACGGACCCTAACATATCAGAACCTAGTCTGTCAATACCAGAACTAAAGTTGCCTAATGTTTCGTCAAGGATGCCACTATAGCTGGCTTTACCCATATAGTCAGAACCATATTGGGCTAAATTATTTTCATATGCGGCTTGAGCATTTGCATTAGCTAATCCGTCTGTCCATCTTGCCATATATTAAACTCCTTTATCCTGTATAAGCTGTTTGTTTTTCTGTACCCCATGCTTTTGTTTTTGCATCTTGGTCATATTTTTGCCATCCTAATACCTTAGATATTGCATCTTGTCCTTCTACTGTATTAGCATATGGAGCCAGTTTATCAATAATACTTTGTGTTGTATTTGCTACAGAACCTTTCCAACCATCATAAGATGTTTTGGACCAGTCTGCATCAGAAGCTGCTGTAAATTCTTCTTGTCCAGAAGCTAAGATTTTACCAACATTATTTTGTTGTGCGATTGTCAAATGAGGTTGACCATCTGCTCCTAAATAAGAACCATCTGGTAATTTAGAACCTGCGGCACTTCTTGCACCTGCACGCATACCAGCAACAGCAAGTGCTTGTGCCATTTTAGACTCTTGCAATTCTTTTTGTTGTTGGAACTGCATTTGTGCCAATTCTTTCTTCTGAGCAAAAGCTCTGTTTTGGTCATCGACTGCTTGTTGACGTTTCATGTTCAACATAGCCATTTGGTTGTTATTCATGTATCTATCAGCCATAGGGTCTAAACGAACACCTAATGCTTGACCTAAACTTGCTAACATTTTGCTATTAGAACTATTATGACTGTCTGCAATCATTTGGGCTAATTGACCAGCGTTAGTTAATTTTTGTTGGTTGTTAGCTGTATTAGCAGAAGATACCGCTTGATTTACTAAGGCTTTCATTTGGTCTGCATTATTTTTACTTAATGCTGTACCCATTTCACCAAAGTAAGATGAATTACGTAAGCCAGCAATACGTCCTGCTTGTGTAGCACGTGCGGCTTCTACTTCAGGACTAGCCACTTGGTAATTCATTAATTGATTTATTTTACCCCAATCTAGCTTTTCATTTGGGTCATCAAATGCAAAGTTTTGAGCTTGAGGATTATTGTTCTGATACCGTGTCATAGACGTAGGAGAACCTGCTTGAGAGAAAGCATCACGAGCAGCTTTTTGTCTTGGATATAAATCAGTATCAGCACTGCGTTCAAAGTTATCGTGGAACCATACTGCGGCTTGTTCAGGAGTATCAAAACTATTAAGTGTATTAATACCCTCTGGACCAAGTTCCTTTAACATATACTGAAATTGTGCTTCTGGACTACCAGATGAAATGCCTAAAGACTTGGCAAAATCTGCCAAGCCTTGTTGTCTATCAGCACTTGTATATTGGAAAATACCATAGCCATGTGTTCCATTAACTGGAATTTCGTTTGCATGTCCGCCACCTTCGATAATAGTAGGGTCCATATTGGACTCCATCATACCATTACCAATGATACCAGCGGCTGCCGCAGGAGTTAAACCATACCCCTGTAATAATCCCATGTAATCAGCCATAGTACCTCCTATTTAATATTTTGTGTTAAACCACCATATGCTTGCCAATACTGAGGGAAATCTTGATAGTTCTGGTCATGTACTCGCAAACCTTGATTAGCTTGACCATAACCCTTGATGTAATCAATTGCACCAGTATTGTTTGTAAGTGCACCACCGATTGTGTCAGCATTTAAACCGAATGCATTACGGTAACCACGACCAGCTAAATCAGCTTGAATATTCATAGCTTGATTTTGTAAATTTTTATTTGTTGCATATTCAGGGTTTTGATATAAACCTTGAAGATTTGTTAAACCAGATGTAAAACCTTGCTGACGTGCTAATTCTTCTTTTTGAGCTTGATTATTAGCTTCACGAAGAGCACCACGGTCAAGTCGGTTATTAAACATCATACCGCCGATAATACCAGCTAAATTGCCTAATTGTGTTTGCCAGTCATTATCTTTAACTTGGATTACTTGCATTTATGCCTCCTAGAACGACTCTGCGTAAATACCTTCTGCTAAGAACATATTGTCATCAGTGTCTAATACTAATTCAAATACTTCTTCTTTATCTTCTGTATCAAGGATAAATTCGATACGTTCAAAACCATTTTCAGTTTCAACTTTATCACCTTCGGCAAGTTCAGATAATTCTTTACGACCATCAGGTGTGTTAAATACTTCTGTGCTAGTTGTACGAAGTTTATGGTTGTGAGTAACAAGTAAGAAGATTTGTTGCATACCCATATTTCTGTTTTCAGAAACGATTGCTTCACCATGACGTGTCTTAACTTTATCGCCTTCTTGAATAGAACCAATAGCTTGTTCACTACCATCAGCCATTGTTACCATTACGTAAGATGGGAAGCATGCGATAATAGAACCAGCTAAAGATAACGCACCACCTAAGAAACCACCGCTAGAAGATTGTGTAGCGAATGTTCTACCGTTGTTTAATTGACCTTGTGTTTGTAATGCTTGGTTTGTAGCTTGGTTTTGACCTTGTGCCAATGCCAAGGAATTTTGTACAGGAGCAAAGGATGCTTGATGTGCTTTTTGTGCGTATTCAATAGGTGTAGATGCGTATCTCATGCGTTGGTCCATTAAACCAGCTGCTGTTTTTAAGTTATTATCATAATCTTGAGACATTTGAGATGCAAAGTTTTTCTGCATATCATTTGTAGTTGTATTAAATCTGGAACTGTCAACAACACCACGTTGTGCCAAACTAGCTAAGTTTTTACCCATCGTATTTTCATACATACGGTTAAAGTAGTTTTGCTTAGCATTAGCAAATACGTCTGGTAAAATGCCTTGGCTAAGAGGAGTGAATTCGCTCTTAATTTGTTGCATTTCTGCTGTTTGGTCATTGTATAATTTTTGCCAATCAGGTGTTACGATATTGCTAATATTGTTTGTGCCGTAATTTACAAGTGCATCAATACTTGGTTGAATAGAGTTTAAGTATCTGCCTTGCATTGCAATTAACTGGCGTTCTTCTGGTGTTAGTTGGCGTTCATGGATAGTTGTTTTAGACTTACCCATTTATACCTCCTTTGTAAAGTAGTAATATGTACCGTTTTCGTTAGTGCGTTCTTCATATTCGCATTTAACTAATCTTGCATACGCTTTAGGATTACGTGTGTCGGTATACGATACTACACGTTTTAATCCTAATTTTTTAGCCATAGCATGAATATGTTTCCACCCCTCAACAAGAGGGACACCACATCCAATATCAATCTCTAGCGTATCGTCTATAATACCAAAGGTAAGGAAGGAACCGTCTTCTCTTAACCATACTAGAGGATGGAATAGGTAATCCCAATCGTCAAGATAACTACGACCAACACGGTGTTGATATTCGTCAATATGTTTTTGTATATCAGCTGTAAGGGCTATTGCCATCTTTATGAGCTCCTTTCAAGAAGTCATTCTGGTCTCTACCCTTTCGACTCCTTGTTGATTTTCTCCTTCCACGTGCTGCTGAGGAGTCACTCACCATACTTTCTCTTTCTATTACTATATCAAAAGAGATATATTTAAAGATGATTGGGTCATCTGTTTCAAATCTGAAACGAAGAATTGGTGCAAGAATTTGTGTTTTAAATTCACCTTGCAATTCTTTAACGGTCCATTTATGGGTTAATTGTACATCATTGATGTAAATATACCCACGACCGTCATTCTCTTCAGATTGAATGTCAATATACGTTCTATAAGCATTAAGGTTATGAGTATCTCTCATTTCCTTAGATTGAATAAGTTGATGAATGGAATAACCATTGTCAGTTGTATATTTAAAATCGAATTCGTAAATTGCACCATGAGTGTCATCTGTATTCATGGCTACCAATACATGGTATTGATTTTCACAAATTGATGTAACATTGTAAGGAAAAATCCATTTAGTATATCCACCAGTCCAGTAGTGATATACAAACATTTCCCTACCGCATGCACCACTTACCACCATTTGTTTTGTCCTTCGCAAGTCGGAAATAAATGGTTTAGTAACATTATTTTTAAGTTCTGGGTTGATATTATCACCAATATCCATAACATTAAAGTTAGCATATACTTGAGAACTTTTAACGGATTTTAAACCACGAGTAGAAACGAATACAATATCAGAGTTAATGTTGTCGCAAGCATGTCTACTTACTATATCAGAGTTATTAGCAAGTAATGTAATGGACCACTCTTCTGGTTCGTTTTGAACGTCGTAAATATAGCCATTACTTTTAAATACTAATACGTCAGAAGCTAATTCAGCTATTGCAACAATGTCGCCACCATCACCATAACCTACATTTACATCTTTACGTGCAGATGCATCATTACTATTTTCATGCCAAGTATTTACATCACCGATGGCAGAGTAAATTAGTAAATCAGAGCCAGTTTTAGCTACAACTACACGAGAAGAACGAGTAAATACAATATCACAATTAGGACTACCATCAATGGTTTCGAGTGTTTGATAATTATATTCTTGTAGCTTAGAACCACTTGCAATAAGTAAAGAGCCTTTCCATTTACAACAAGAAGGGCGTTCCGCATCTCCATTAATTTTACCAATCAATACTGGTTGTTTGCCAAATTCATATCTGTATACTTCTTTATTTTTGAGGAATACGAAGAAATCATTCATTTCGTAATCGTTGTATACATGAGTAACAGGAGAATTGAAAGAAGCTAGAGGGGTACTTAAACCCCTCCGTGTTCTTAATTTACTACCTACTACATCAAACTCCATGTTCTCTAAACGTACAACTTCATTGTCTTTGATAAACTCAGGAGACTTGGCAATGTTCATGCCACCAGTTAAATCATCTAATTTAACGGTAACAATTTTCTTAGTTTTGCCACGTTTTTGAGCCATTATACTAAACCTGCTGCCTTTGCTTCTTCTATAGTAATTGGGGAACCGTTAGATTTCATTGCAATACCAATTATTCCATCGCCTTGTGCATGGATTTTAAGAACTTTGTTCATTAACTCTACAGCAGTGTAAGAATAGATATTGCTAATCGAAATTGTATATCGCTTAGATAAAGCACCAGTCTCAGATGTCATATGGAAAAATAAATCGTTGTTTTGTATTTCAATAACAGCAGCGTTATTATTAACACCGACATCAACAGTCTCAGAAAGATATCTTGCATACACTATAACAGGGATATATTCTTTATCACCGTTACTTCCAGTAAGCATTAATACCGCACTTATGCCATCAGGATAAGATAAACTTTTTAAAGTATCAAAAACACGTGGTCGTGTACTATATGTCTTAATTATAGAATTGTTTTTGTTATTTAGTCTTACATTAGTATCTTTCTCTCCACTAATATTCGTAGTTTGTTTTAAATCTTGATTTGGATTTGCTAAATCACATGTTAATTGTTTTAATACAAAGATATTGCCATTAGATGTGTCTGACAAGTCTTGAATTATCATTTGAACACTATGGGTTTTGTTGTTAGTTGTGTATTTAACAGCAACTTCACCATGCGTACTTTCTGCCTTCTTTGGTTCAATACTAAGCGATAATTTATAATATAATACATTACCACAATTAACATTATCGTCTATATTAAATGGATGTGTTTTACTACTAATATTTTGTTTAATTCTAGCTTTGTATGGACCATCTGCGATTTCAATATTTTGTATTGGATACAAAGAATAGACTTGAACATTGTTATTTTTGACAACCTCAAAAACATCTTTAATTTGAGGTGCTAAGCTGTCTGTTTTAATATCATTGATTTCATTTGCAAAACTAGAAAATCTGCCTTGTGAAGAAACACCCTTGGCACGTATTGCGTTGGCAATAGCCTGTTTAGTGCTGTTTAATTCGTTAAAAGAAACAATTACGCTTTGAATATCCATAATACCTCCTAAGCATTTAATCTATCCACGGCTTGTTTTAAGAGAGTTAAATCTTCCTCATATTTAGCCTTAGAAATAAAATTGTCATCTACTTCCTTTTTAGTATATAAGGTTTTAGATGCACTATCAAAATCTTTAGTTGTTAATAAGGAACGAGAGTTTGAACCGTCCCACCATGTAATACGACTAGCAGATAATGCTAAAGGTTTATCTTTATGACCAACCTCAACTCCATTACCTCTGGAAAGTTTAATCAAACTCCATTCAGTACCAGATGTATCTTTACCAGTTAATGATACATTGTTTTCTAATGGTGGAATACTTGGCGGTGTATAGTTAATATTATTGAAATACTTAGTGTTAGTACTGTGTTTGTATACTTCTACTTTGCCATTGTTATTAGCTGTGAAATATACTTCACCATTAGCAATAGCAAAATCTTCAACTTCAAGTGCAGATGTTACTTCTGTATTAGTAACACTATCATCTAAACTTTCAATGATATAGCCACCGACAGAGAATACAACACTCTTACCGTTATACAACGCTCCGTTTGTATCTTGGTTAGTAGAGATAATCGGAACAGTTATAGTATTTTCTAACACTCGACTTTCGTTGTAATACTGGACAGTACGTTGTTTGGTAGTACCAGTATATAAAATAGAAATAAACTTATTAGTCGTTTTGTCGTAAGCTAGGTTAAATACCTTGTTAGGGAAGTTTACAGTGTTTTCAATCGCCATGTCAGTAGTCATCACGGCTACTTGATTTGGGTTTACAGCACCATTAGCTACATAGATTTTACCTTTGTAAGCACATAATGTATTACAATGACCTAATCTATTCTTGTCTGTAAATGTTTGTTTAGACATTAAAGTAGAGAAGTCAGCATTGTATTTGTAGAACACTTGTTTGGTATTATCATTATTTACGCAAGCGATATAGAAGGCATTAGCTTCTTCGCTATACGTAAAACCTTGACATTGATTTACACCACTATCTAAAGGGATTTCCAATACCTTAACAATGTTATCTGCACTCTTGAATAATGTTGGTGCAGAGCCTTTAAGGCTTTTAATGAAGTCAGCCTCTGTGCCTGTATTACCAAGCTCTAACCAAGATTGGTAAGCACTTTTACCAACATCGCCTTTGGGACCTTTAATATTACCTAATTTAATTCTTGGCATTACTGACCTCCTTCCCAGAAACCAACAATATCTAAAATATATCGCTTATTGGCACCTGCTACGCCCCAACCTTTGATATTACGTTGGTTAGGTTCTACATAAACACTATTGTTATTGGCATCAACAGATACTTCAAGTAACCGCTTAGGTACAGGGGAATTATTAGGTAATGCACATAATACTCCACCATTACCAGAACCATTACCAGTAACTTTCATATCTAAGTGTAATTTACCAAAACCAGTAGCAGGGTTAAATTCAAGATATCCCCTACCATTACCGGGTGCCCCTGCTTGTGCAACACCCCACGTAACATCATACATTTTAGTTAAGTTAGTATTTACGGCATTAGGTGCAACTGCATTACTAGGAGCAAGGTTAGAGTAAGCAATATCTACAAACAAATCACCATTTTCAGCAAGTGTAAATGTTAATTCTGGTTGCGTACCATTCTCGCCTTTATCACCTTTTGGACCAGCTGGACCTGTTAAACCTTGCGGTCCTCTTTCACCAGTCTCACCTTTAGGTCCGATATTGCCTTGTGGACCTTGTGGACCAACATTACCCTGTAAACCCTGTGGACCATCTACGCCTCTAGGACCCTGTGGTCCTGTTGGACCTATTGGACCCTGTGGACCAATATCACCTTTATCACCCTTAACGCCAGACATAGTAATGAGGTATTCCATTACATTGCCATTTTTAACGAATACTTTACCGTTATCGGCATCATTAGAGCGAACCATAACTAGGCTATATTCAGAGAATGTAGAAGCGTTATTATGTACAGAGGCTACAGATGGTTGGATAGAGCTAATTTTAAAAGGTTCCCCTCGTTCACCTCTTGGACCTTGTAAACCAGTAGGACCGATTGGACCAATAGGACCTCTTTCCCCTTGAATACCACGAGGACCTTGAGGACCTGCTTCGCCACGTACACCTTGAATACCTTGTAAACCTTGTGGACCTACAGGACCAACATTACCTTGTTCGCCTTTAGGACCAATAGGACCACGCTCACCTGCATCACCCTTCGGACCAGCTGGACCAGAAGGACCGATTGGACCTTGTAATCCTTGAGCACCATCTGCCCCTTTAGGACCTGCTTGACCGTCATTACCTTTTGGACCAACAGGACCTTGAGGACCTACATTACCCTCAGGACCTCTTTCGCCAGTTTCACCCTTATCACCTTTAGGTCCTTTTAGTTTCTCTAACTGTGCAGGAGTGAAATCTTCAAACTTAAAGTCTTTACCGTTTTTGCCATCTTTCCCATCACGATTATGGTTAATCGTAATATTAGGAGTAGAGGCTTGTATAATTTTAATAATTTTATCAGCCATATATACCTCCTAGTGGAAAGAAATGCCCGGACTTACAATAAACTTACCTTGAACGATACGTTCTTTTCGCCCATTTACATTAGTTTGCTGAATATCATAATAGTAAGAGTTCGTTTCACCGTAGTATTCTCCGTCTGTATCAATGTTACCAGTAACTTCAGAAGAGAAATTAATATTTAATACACCATTAGGTGCATCACTAATTACACATTCTGCTTCTGCGATTACTTCTTGACTCTCTGCTGTTTCTCTTACTTTACAAGCAAATGTATAACCAGTAATGTCAATCGGTGCATTCTTACCATCACTTACAATCATTTGCAAAGAGTAGTCGTCGCCTTGATTGACGGTAATGTCATATACTGGTACAGTAGATTTAAACTTTGCCATTATTCAGCTCCTTTCCTTTCTTCATAAGTTCCAATGCCTGAATTGTATTTAGAGTTGATTAATTTATTAGCAACTTGTGTCATAGGACCACCACCTGCCGCCATAGTAGCAAGTGTTTCGTAATGGTCCCATCTAGCATCAAAGAATACCAAGTAAATTGTAACCCCAATAAACAGCAACACAAACAAGACAGAAATTGTACGAGTGAGGGATAAACCCCCATTCTCATACATTAACATTTCAATAACACGTTTCAAGATTTTATCACCTCTTTAGTGTCTTTGATAAATTGACGTAACGCCTTAAACCATTTAAAGGCTTCGGCGTCTAACTCATTTAATTTTTCGATAATAGATACAATCTCACATAACATTGGTGCTAACATAAATAGCATAGAGAGTAATGCATCTATTCTAAATCCCATAACAGGAACATCAGGTAATGACCATGCTGTAGCTGCTAGAGTGAAGAAAATAGGATATTCAAAAGACACCTTAGAAAATAAAGACTTACGGAATGCTTTACTTACTAAAAATCGTTTTGTTTTCCCATTCGAGAGAGTAACAGTTCCCCAGCCAAGGAATAATGCTTTGAACATATTCCATGCGGTACATTCTTTACCAACTGCTTTGTTGTATTCAACAAGTTCAATTACAAACCGTAATAGAATATCTATCAATAATAGAATTGTTACAGCTAAAATACAGAAAATAATATCATAGACAGCGTTATCTGGTGCACTATGATACAAATAGGAAAGAATGCTATCCCTTGGTGGTGGCAGCATTATTTCAATCATTAAACCTCCTATCTACATTATGACTTTTTAAGATTACTAACATCGGCAACCAGTAGTCGTAACCTTGAGTCAATACCAGCATCTGCTAATATATCAGGTCTTGTCACTTCTGGTTGGTAAGTCGCACCTAATGTTAGTGTGTTGCCATTTTTGATTGATACACCATAAGATAAATATTCAGCTGAATAAACACCATCTGATGGACCAAATGGAGATGGCGGAGCATTGAGCAAACACACCGCAATAGACTCTACATCATATGAACGGGTGATAATATCATTCGCAAATTTGATATATCGTTCATCTTTATGGTCTTGAAACGGTTTACAAACATTTATATCTATATCAATATAGTCTAATAAACGTAATGCTGGATATTCTGAGTCAAATAAAACTTCTCCATCTTCTCCAAAAATTTGTAACCCTGCTTTATTCTTATTTACATCTATTGGTATATAATTATCAAATACATAACAATCAACACCTGCTGGGTCTGGGTTTAGATTTTCAGGATGAGCATGCCTTTTATAATGTGGATAAACGGTGCATGTTTGACGACCAAATGCTGCCGCAATAACACAGTCGTCATTAATTGGTTTAATAAAATTTAAGTACATTGCTCCATTATTGTCGATAGCCACTCTGGTATTAAAGTCCACGCTAACAACCTTTGGGACAATATCATATAATTTAAAATTTCGATACTGGTCATTAATAATAACTTGGTTATTATCGTTGTAAACCTCTAAGTGTGTAACTCCCATATTAATATTCTCCTATAGACAAGATAATAGCAAGCGTGTCGTTATCAAAAAAATGATTATTGATACGAGTGTACTCCCAATATACAATATCACCACTAACCCAAGTTTTAATAAATTTAGTTGTTGGGAATTGACCATTATATAAGACTGATACAAAAGGAATAATGTATATTGAGGTATTATCTTGCTTGCCTGTAATTTTAACACTACCAGTCCATGATGTGCAAGGAACACACATTAACGAACGAGTAAGCCTATGTTCTGTTGATAATATTTTACGTCCATTTTCATTATATATTTCAACTCCTTGTGGCATGTGTTTTTGCCTCCTTAATTTTATCATCACAACAATTCCAATAATTATAAATATTGTGCAAATGAATATTAATACCATCAAAATACTCCTAGTCTCACTCTCAGGCGATTTTGCCCATCATACACTTCAATTAGATTATCTTTAATAACCGTCCTAGCACCAGTATTAGCTGTTTTCAATTCACCAATACGTGCTGTGATGGATGATAAACTATTTACTTTTAATTTATCACCAGTGATAGCACCTGCTTGTATTTTATTAGTACTAACAGACCCAGCTTGGATTTTATCACCACTAATACTATTAGCTGCAATTTTATCACCAGTGATGGCGTTAGCTACTACTTTATCACCAGTAATAGAACCAGCTTTGATTTTCTCGGCTGTTACCGCATCGGTTGAAATTTGTGTAGCTGTTACAGAACCAGCTTTAATCTTGTCAGCTGTAATAGCGTTACCTGCAATTTTGTCGCCTGTGATAGCATTTGCTACTAGCTTATCAGTAGTAATGGCACCATCTGCAATCTTAGTGCCTACGATAGCTTTATCGCCGATATGTTTAGCAACAATTACACCGTCATCAAATACTGTCTGACCAGTAATATGAATATATTTACCAGAGATACTTACTGTATCTGGGGCTAAATTAATACGAGATACAATCTCTTGACCAGTAAGTTTATCGACGCCTGCTTTGACTTTGACCTCAATACTATTGGCTACTTGAGTAATGCTAGTTTGTAAATTATTAAAGTTATTCGATACGGTAGAATTGATAGCGTTAGCCGTAGCAGTCAATCTGCTTTCAGCAGTATCTTTAGCATCTTTAACCTTGGCATCAATAATACCGTTCATAGAAGTTAGTGATGTTTGTAATCCACCAATCTTTTTATCAATTTCTTTTCTGGCATTGTTAATATCTGTAATACCTTGGTTAATAGCATTGATGCCTAGCTTTTCTTTATTAAGCATTTCAACTGGGATTTCTTCAACAGTACTAATTGTTACTGGGTCAGATATTTCGCCATTACCAAAAATGTCAACGTAGCAAACCTTAATAACGTAAGTACCAGTAGAACAGAGGTAATTAAGACTGTTGTCCACCACAAAGTTTTCTTCATTATTAACATATACTATAGCTCCTGTACAATCTTCTGGAATACTAGCAAAAGTAATATTAAGACCTTCAATTACTGGTTTAACAACAAACTGTGTCGGTTTAGCTGGTACAGCTTTACTATAGTTTACTTTAGCAGGCACGGAATAGGAATTACCAACACCTTTGTTATAGATATAACCAGTGCCAACACGTGTATATGGTTTAGCAGTAGAATGCCAATCGGTAGTCAAATCCAACCTATTATGCAACTCACCAACATGTTCATCTAAACGAAGCTCTGTCCATTGGTAATCATTTTGTGGTTTTTGTTTCCATGACCAATAAGCACCACGTTTATCAAATACAACAGTTGCTTCATATGGAGCATCAGGTACATGAGTTTGTTCTGATACATAGTAGTAAGTAACAGGTGCTCTAGCTTTCTCAGAAAGAGCATTACGAATATCTCTACCACGAATTACGAATTCATACTTTTTACCAATCTCTACGTTTGGTATTGTAAAGATATTTGTTTTGCCTGTATCGTAATGTTGATGTACCTGCTTATCAGCAAATTGGTCTACTGTGTCGTGGAAATCACCCACTTTAACATCTATACTTACGCCTGCATATTGTTTAATAGGAGTGCTATCCCATTTAAGAATGAGAGATACACTACCATTTACAGAGCGTTCGTCTATGGTAATATTACGGACTTGTTCAGATATAGTATCAGGGTTGTCAGCAATACCATTCCAAATCTTTGTAGCTTCATTGATTTGGTCTTCTAAAGAAGCCTTAATATCATTTAAGTACCCTTTAAGCAAGGAGATAAATTTACGACCATCACCATTTATCGTAGATGGTAGGTTATTCTGTTTGTCCATTTATCCTCCTATAAATAATTAATAATAGCCTCCACAAAATCTTGTTCTACAGTCATATCGAATTCATGATTACTCATTGCAAATACGATTGTTAATTGTGCAAGAATATTAGGGAATGCTTCATTTGTCCACGGCAATTCATCATTAACTGTATTTACGAATTTAGGTCGTCTATAATATCTAACCGTGTATGGTAGTTCACCATAACATTTAATCTTTTTACCACTCTCAATTAATTGTAATGGAGCTTGATTTGTAGCTTTGTACCAATCATCTGGAGTCGGCGTAATTTCATCTGTAAATGTATGGTCTCCGATTACTTCGTAATAGTTATTGTCAATTAGGACGTGCCACATAAAGTTAATCGCATCGTTAAAGTATGCAATCAATTCATCGTCATCATACCCACTTTCAATACTATCAGATAAGCGGTTTCGTAATGCCGCTTTATTCATTAATTCTTTTACTGTCATATTACCTCCTAGCCTTGGTCAGCTGGTGTAGTATTGCTATTTTGACCTTCTTTTTCAAGGGAAGGTTTAGCTTCATATAACAAGAATTGCAATAATTGTTTATTAAACATTACACGTTTAAATGGAATTTCATCTTCCAAACTTTTAACGTGAGGCATAGCAACATAATAAACAATTTCAAGTTCCCCATCAAACTCTGGGTCAAGATGTTTCATAATAGGACCGTCAGTGCGGTATTCAAATTCAACAGGGAATTGACCTTGAAACGCAATGAAATCATCAGGACGTTTAGTTTCCTGTGTACCATTCAATGTCATTTTCTTTGTAAGTTCTGGGTCGTTTTGATTGTATAATTCATAAGACAAGCGGTCGATAGCGTTATTCAAGCAGTAAATCAACTCAATATCAGAGTATGATGTTTTCTGCATATCGCCAAGTCGTTGTCTTGCCAAAATCAACATTTCTTTTACTTTCATTACGGCTCCTTATACATAGAACTGCATAGGTCGTTCAATAGGTCTACTAGCATCGCTTGCTGTCATTTTTTTAATTTCGTCAGCAATCATTTTAGCCATACCATCAGAACCACCAGTTTTGTCAGGTTCTTTTCTTAATAACATTGTAGAGAAACGGACAAACATATCAAACAAAATAGCAGGCAAGTCAATCTCATCTGTTACATCTTCTACTTCATTAATAATACGATAGTATTTTAAAGTAGTAGGATTTTTAAGATAAATCTTATTGCCCATGATTTCATATGTATCATTTGTATCTTCTTCAATACTGTCAAATTTACCAAAGTCGCTAGGTAGTTTAGCTACACCATTACTTGGTTTAATATTAACCTTGTTGGCAATATAAGAACTTTCAACATTAATTAAAGACAAATTCACATATCTTAACACCGTATTAATTGCATCAATTAATTCGTTATTTGAATGTTGTCGATTGTACGCTTCGTCCAAGTTATATAAGATACTCTCAATAATGGACTGTACTCTAATCATTAAATACCCCCATATTTGGCTGTAGATTTAATAATTTTACCTGTATTTTCAGAGTAGATTGTATTGGTAGTACGGAATTCAGGGTTTTTAGCCAACCAGATATTGAGCCATTTAGCTGCTTCTACATTATCTTTACCTTGACATTGTTGATATTGCATCAATTCAAAGTCAGTAGCAAATCTATGGCGTGGTATCATGGCAATCTTTTTGGCTTTACCATCATGAATTCTACCTTCCTCCATGCTGTCACGCATACGTTTACATTCACGGAGTACTACACCTTCATCATACGTTTGTTTAATTTTCCATTCACCAGTTTTAGGGTCAACTTCTACTTGTGTGCCTAATTTCATAGTACCTCCTAAAAAAAATAGGGGAGGTCGCCCTCCCCATATCATTTATTATTTTTTGATGTTGTAAATGCGAGCGTTTGCAATAGGAGCTGTACATTCTAAAGTAGCATCACCAGTGATGTATTTAGATTTGTAAGTACCTTTACGCAAGCCATCTTCAACGTGGAATGGAATCAAGTAACCCAATTTCCAGTATTGTGCTTCGATTAAGTCAACTACGTCATCTGTGTACATACGGTGGGAAACCAAGTCAATACGACCAAAGTCTGTTTCCAATACATCTACAACTTCTACCAATTCTTTAGAAGTTTGTTCACGGTTTTTAGTAGTGCCTTGAGTGAAACCAGAGCATACACGTTTGTTCTTACCAGACATTACTGCGAAGTCAATGGAACCACCACGGGACCAAGCTGCTTGCATAGCATCATTGATAAGGTCAAATGTAAGAGCACCTGCACCTGCCGCAGATTTAGCATCAATAGCATTACCAGAAGTTAATTCTGTAGAACCTGCATTAATAGCTGCTGCTGGTTTAACAGTATTAGGAGCTGTTGCAGTTGTTTCTTGTTCTGTTTCACAGATATTGAAAGTATTAGCATCAACTACTTTTACGAAGTATTGAGTGTTCGCTTTCAATTTAGTATCAAGAGTACCAGTTTTCGCACGGAACATAACAACGTCGCCGTTTACGAATTTGTGGTTAGCCAATGTGAATACACCAGCTGTTGTTGCTGTAACTTCTTTGAAGTTTTCCAAGAAGTAAGGGATACCACCCATTTTACCAGCAATAGCATCGTCACCCATAACTTTAGCTTTGTTGCGAACGATAGCATACTCAAGGTCACGACCAATTTCTTTAGTCGCTTTTACCATTTGGTAGCCCAATTCATCGGACACACCGTATTTAGCAATCGCTTGAGTAGTATCAGTTACGGAGTAACCATGTAAGAATTTTTGTACATAGTTGGACTCACGTTTACGTGGATTTGCTTTTTGAGAGTCGAAGTCAACTGCTTCTTGGTAAGCATTTTCCATAGCTGGACGTAAGGAGTCATTCAACCATGCATGTTCTGTAGATTTAACGGAAGTTTTACCAAACTTATTAGTTAAAAGCGTTTGGTCAGGGTCAATCGCTGTGACGAAATCAGTAATGTCTTCTTTCTTACCAACTACGGTAAAAGAGCGGACTGCTGTATCTTTATCTGCCAATGTTTTATACCTCTTTCAAAATTATAATCTGGTCAAGCCAGTTTGTTGGAATACTTTAACCAACTCATCGTTCGTCATTCGACCTAAAGATTTAAAGTCAACTTGTTGTGTTGCAGACATAGGTGGTCGTTCAGAACTGCCAGCACCTTCTAATACAGGAGGTTTTGGTTTATTAGTTGGTTGTGGAATATTTGGTACCGTTTGTTGCGGTGTTTGTTGCTGATTGTATTGTGCATTCATCATACCATAATACTCATTACGAGCTGCGGTCATGAATTGTGCTACTGTATCAGCATCATAGTTATCTAAAGCATTTTGAATTTTTACTGCTTGTTGATAAGGCATGTTTTGCAACTTATATTGTGCATAACGGTCAATTTCATCAAAGTTAGGGTCTTGACGGAATTGGTTTACCACGTGCGTGAAATTCTTTTGGACAGCTTGTTGTTCATAAATTTGAGCTTTAATAGTAGCTACGCTATCTGCTAATGCTGCAATATGAACAGGATTAAGTTCATCGAACTCAGCTCCTAAATGTTTTTCAACTTCACCTTTAGCAAACTCTGTTAATTTATTGTAATATTCCGCTTGTGTAACTTGTGGTTGTTGCGGCTCTTGTGCTTGTGGTTGTGCTTGAGGTTGTTGATATTGAGCGTATTGTTGTTGTAACTGACGGCGTTCATCAGCCAACGCTTGTGTTTTACGAGAATAATCAGCTTGTCGTTGATAACCGTTTAGTAATTCCTCAAGAGGAACTTGCATTTCTTGACCGTCAACTTTGACTGTATACATTTGTGGTTCTGGTGCTTTAGTTTCAGGTTCAGGTTCTGTAGGTTGTCCTTCTTCAGAGTCCTGCGTTTCTGGAGCAGGGTCTACATCTTCATCGCCATCAAAAGAAAGCATTCGATTGCCATTAAAGAATACATCGCCGTTTTCGTCAATGCCAAAATCAAAATCAGCAGGTGCAGTGTCGCCACCTGTTTCAGCTACGTCAGTAACTTCTGTTGGTTCAGTTTCCGTTGCAGGTACGTCTACTTCACCTTCTGCAAATGTTTGCAAATTAAATTCAAAATCCTTCATGTGTTCTCCTTTCACTCCCTAGCGGGTTGGTGAATGTTAATACAAATTAATAGCCGTCTGCGACTGTCCAGTCACCAGACGATACATTATTACCATCGAATAAACCACCAATAGCTTTATATAGTGGTACCTTTCTCCAGTCAGTTTCTTCTTGTGGTGCCTGAATGGAATAGTCGCCACTAAATTGTGGTTGTGGTACTGGAGCTGGTGCACTTACCTCACTAGGAGTATCTGATGGTGCTTCATAATAACCACTATCAGGTTCGCTGTAAGAATAAGATGCCGCTCTAGCTTGTGCTACTCTAGCAGCTTCGGCTTCTGCTTGTTGTCGTAAGCGTTCTTGCTCTGCTAAATACTCACGATATGGAGCACGAATAGCACCTTGACGATATAATTCTTCAATCTCTTGTGGGTGGAATTCAGTACGTGCTTTCATAGACGTAATGTCATCTGCACCCCAACCAAGTTCTCCAAGTTTTTTATCGTCTGCCCATTGATAACCCATTTCTTTAGAGAATGGATTTTGTCGTGCCCATGCCATATCTTGAGGAATTGCATCCATACGTTGCTGAGCAATCTGTCCCATAGTTAATGGGGTATAGTTTCCTTCAGCTGCGTTACGGAATTTATCCTCTAAAGCCTTGCCTTGTTGCAAAATATCATAAATAGCATTAGGGTTGGACAAGCCTTGATGACTAGCTGCAAATTCCTTACTACCATCACTTTGGAATTTAGGTGCCATACTCACAGATGTAAAATCTTGTGATGGCTTATACATGCCGTCTTTAGGGTAGCCTTGAGTAGCCTCATATTGAGCTTTCGCTTGATTAATCGGCTCTCTTTGCTTCATAAAATCTTGGTAGTTAGGAACAGCAGCTTGAACGCCAGCTTGTTTTGCCAACTGCTCTGCAATTGGAGCATAGCCCATACGTGGTGTTAAATCCATATGTGGTTGACTTGGAGTAGGGTTAGCTGTCATAACCTGATGCTGTGGTTTCGCACTAGGACTAGGCTTTGCATTTAGCAATGCTTGTTGCTCTGGTGTGTAGCTTTGCCTTTCACTATATTCATTATTTGGAGAACTTTCACCTTCTTTATGTTGCTGTGCAGGCAACTGAGTGAATGTTCCTGAGTTAATGTCATATTGAAAGGGCAGCTTTTTGTTACTATAAGAAATCTTCAATTTTACGTATCCTTTCTAAAAATTGTTCGTAACCCTGAACAGGGAGATAATTGGACCACCTCCATCATACTACGCCATATACGAGTTCAGTCATCAAATTATCACCCCCCAATCATGGTTGTTTTATTTATTCTGGATAAAAGCCTGTTTGACTATTAAAAGCCTCAGCCTCCAAAATCGCTTTAAGGTCAGCTTCTGCCATATCGCCATTTGCAATTACAGCAGTTAGGAAATCATTAAAAGCCTCCGATGCCACCAGAAGGTTCCGTTGGTGCTCCATTTCCTGAACGGGGCACGTTTTGAGGCGATTGATTATCAGTCCTTGATACGCCACCAACCAGTCCTTGAGCAAGGTTTGGACCGCCGAAGCTAAATCCCTGTCCTGCATTTCCGCTTGCAGGTGAGCCGTTATTTTGGACAGCTCCGAATAATCCACTTTGTTCTGTGCCATTGCCTTCGCCTCCAAATAATAATTGTAATTCAGGTGGTAACATTAATAAATATTGTGGTGGTAATACACCAAATGTCATGTACGCTTGTAACGCTTCAGGTGGTAAACTACTTAATACTTGTTGTTTAAGTTGCATATCCATGACAGCACGTTGTTGTACAACCGCTGGGTCTGTAACATAATCATTATAGTTTTTAAAGCCAGCACTTTCAATCCATTTTTTGAATAGATTGTAAATGTTTTGTGGTGTTACAATAGGAATACCAGCTGCTTGTGTTTGCATCAATGCTGTAAGCATTGTTTGCAATGTCATAATAGTGGACTCTTTAGTAGAAATACTAATGCCAGCATTTACAACTAAGTCAAAATTACCATTGAGGTCGTCAGGGCTAATACGTAACTGTTTATTTGTTAGCCGAACCACAGTTTCTTGGTCTACGAATTTTTGGTTAAGGCTAACCATAAAACGAAACAGTTCCGATATCCCTGTCTCCGCAAACATACGAGCCACAAGTTCCAAGCGTTGTGCAGATTGTCCCAAAATAGCACTAATACCAGTAGCCGTTTTGTTAAGGCTGTTAGCATCTAAGCCTTGGTTATACCGTGTAATACCAGTACGATTTTCCTTTTGTCCTTCTAAATACTCCAAGAATTGGAATGTTTGAGGGGATAATTGATTTACAGGCATTGCCATAGCTACATCGCCCATACTAGAACCCGGTTTTTTACGAATAACCTTACGACCTTCAATATAGTCAGAGATATTAATACTATCTTCTGCTAAAATCATCTTAGGGTCATTAGTTAAAGCAATATTTTGTACAATTTGACGAGTGAGGGCTACCTTCATATCTTGTAATTCCCCAATTAGCTCTGCATAAGAGCGTTTTACCCAAATACGATGAGGGTCTTTAGTTGGAGAAATGGAGAAGAATGGGTGTCTACCCATGTAATTTGGTTCTGCACGAAGAATAACATCACCAGCAATGGTAATAATCATATCTTCAAGAATACCATCGTTATTGAAGTCAATTTTAGTGTAACATTCATAAATCGTAACTTCTTCACGAGCTTTATCTTGTTGGTTATTATGTAATGGTGTGTAATGGTCGCCAATTACGTCCTCTACTTGGTCTGTAATCCAAGATACTGGACCATTATCAGGGTGAACCATGTCTACATTAGCGTAAATACCTTCACGCTCTTTTTGACGAAGATGAGACATAGTAACCTTTTTACGGTGTGCTACGAAATTCGCATCTTCGAGGTTTTTAGCATCAGGAGAATATAGGAATTCTGATACTAAGATGTTTTCTAATTTAGGACTATTCTTGATATAATATGGAGAATTCCATGTTACAGTGAAATCACCCATCACATCAGGTCCTTCTACGTTGGTAATTTCTACACCAGTTTGAGTTAACAACCTTAATGCATCAGCATTAAGCTGTGCTGTTTCTGGTGTATAACCTTCTGTACGTTCCCAATAGCATTTGATAATACCCATACCAGTAATCAAAGCATCCTTCATCCAATTATACAGGATAGGGAAGAATTTATTCTGGCGTTGTAATTGGTATACCAATAAACTTTGCATTACTTCTGCGTTTTGGTCATCTTCTTCTGTAACACCTTGAATGGTAATTACTTCATCAGAGCCAGTAAATACTTTCATCAAAGATGGTAATGCCCATTCGATAGTATCTGCTACGTCTGTAGATACCAAAGAAGAAGTTTTACTCAAAATTGGGAATTTGTGAGAGTAGTATTCTTTATCTGCGTAATAAATATTGTAACGCTCACGCACAGTAGGCTGGATAATAGATTGTTGATACGCCTCAGCATCAGCAATATCAGCTTTAACTAAACTCAATAAGGCTTTATCAGCCTCTTGACCAGTTAATTCAACTGTAAAATCTTCAGCCAATCTTACATTGCACCTCCCATCGGTATATCAGCAGTACTTACTGACCCAAATGTACCAACAGGTGGGCTCGCAATCGCTGAAATATGTGCTAAACTATCAATTAAATCATCGTGTAGAGATTTAGGGAATGATAAGAACTCACTCTCCAACTCTACTAAGAAATCCTGCCCCATAGGGAACCATAATGTACCAGCTTTAAATCTTGGTTGTAAAGCTGCGATACGGATTTCTTTTTTCTCTTTTGCTTCTAAAGGTTTTACGGTAAACCAAGTGTTACGTTTAATCATTTCCTTTTCCACAAAATGAATAAGAGCCGCTTGATAAGCGACTTTTTCAATACCAACATAAATTGGTCTATATTTCTGGACCATTTGGAATATGGTATCAATTGTTTTAGTTGGGTCCCACCTACCATAATCAATCTCAAGTAGGAACCAATGGTTATCTGGGTTTACAGCAACAGCACAGACAGATGTAAAATCGGCTGTTTCCTTTTCAGAGATAGCCAAGTCACATGCAATGAATACAGAACACTCTTCAAGTTGTATCGTGTTAGGGTCATAATACCTAAAGTATTCTTTCTTAAAGATTTGGCTTTCTGGAGAAATAGCAATACAAAGTTTTTCACGTTCCCAAATGTCTAACTGCCCTAATTTACGCCACTTTTCACGCTCATCGTTGATAGCTTCTACTGGGAACATTTCTTCCCAGTTAGATTGACCATCCTCGTTTAATACAGGGATGCGTTCCGCATCAAAGCCTAATTCTTCTTTGTTGGATATTACCTGTTCGATAATGCACTTTTCACCAAGGTTATTACCGATGAAGAATATTCGTGTATTTTTACCAAGGAAATACACATCAGATAAGAACCATTGATAGTCAGATTTTTGTACTGTATCAGAAAGACTATCCTCCAAATCTTGAGGGTCATCTATGAGGATAATATCAGGTCGTCTATCTTTGTTGTTCAATCCACGAACGGCAGAACCTTTACCGTATGCTTCCATGCGAATAGTAATTTCATCACCGTGCTCATCTTTTACCACAATCTCAAATGCCTTTTCGGATTGTTCTTTAATACGAACCAAGTTAAGGTTCATTAACTCATTACTGGTGTATTCTTCTGCAATATCTTTAAGCCTTCGGCTGGCTGCCCGTTGGTTAGCCATGATAAATACGATGTATTGTTTCTTCTTGGATGGAAATACCAAACAGTGAAGTGGAAATGCTCTAAGTACTATTCCCGTTTTTCCGCTCTCACGGAAGCCTTCTACTGCGTAGTGTTTATTACCGTTCAGTAATACCTCTCCCCATTTACGATGGAACCAAGCAGGGTTTACTTCGTTTTCAACTGGAAGAAACATTTGTCGGAATAATACCAAATCATTTTTGCATCTGTCGTATATCTCTGCTAACTGTTCAATCTCGTTTGCCATTACCAATCTCCTTTCTTGCCCTTTCACTACTATCTGCAAAAATTACACTTTCACCTTTCTTGTGTTGCTGTAGAGTCTATTTGGTAATACCACAAGCTAATTTGGAATTAGAAAAAATATTACACGTTATCGGTTTCGTAATAGATAGTACTGCTGTATTTGGAAGCCCTACCCTAGAAAGCTGATAACGTATTTTTCTGACGAGTACGTAAGTACGAGGAAGAAAAAGAGAAAGAAAAGAAAGAAATATATAAAGAAAGAAAAGACAGAGAAAAAGAACTAGTAAACCATACAATATGTATTTTGCCATTTTTAGGTACTTACGATACCCCTATTGTATTTCAATAGACTGGTGAGACTATATTACTCAGAAGTCAACAAAAATGAAATTTGATTATATCGTGTAGTCAACTATATTTCATATTATTTTCATTTAGTTTTATAAAAAATAGGGAGAAGTGTATTGCTCATCATTGGGTGCTCTTCGACCTATAGGATTGTAGGCAAAAGTATTTGGAGGGTTTTAAATTTGTACGAAAGCAACAATGTATTTGAAAGGGTTTGAATTTGTATATAAGCGAAACAACCTATTTGGAAGAGTATGGATTTTTGTATAAGCAGACAACCTTACATAAAAGTGTTGGATTTGTATATAAGCAGTCTCTATTTTCTATGTCCCGACCCCACACGCCAAATGCGAAGCCCCACCCCCTGACAGGGGCACTAGGATATATTGAAAAGTATCGAAACAGATAGAGAAAATTCACTGTATTACAACGAACTATATATAGTGAGGGGGGTAATGTCGCAAAAAGCGGGGTAAATACAACGCATTGCACTATATCAGCGGAGGTGTGCGATAGTGTAGTCACAGCAAGCGACAAGGCTTGCAGGGTACAATAAACGTACTCAATCAATTATTAACACGCTTGAAAGCGTAGAAAGAGGTCAATCATGGCTAAAACTGTTACAACAAAATTTGAATTACAAAACATCATTTCTAATGCACGTAAACTCAACGAAGGTGAAAAATTGCCTATTAAAGACCATGCTTATGGTGTATCTGTTGATAAAAACACAGGCGATATTACTATCGTTATGACTATCAACGCACGTGATATTGTGAAATCTGCCAAAGGTAGTAATTTTGTAGTCCCTGTGGCTAATACTACTTCTGCACGTGGTACAGGTGTAGTAGAGGCTCATTCTGACGATGGCTTAACAGTACGGTTATTTACTGACCGTGCTTATATCTCTACTGTTGAATTAGAACAAGAGAAAAAAGCCACTAAAAAGAATGATAGTGAAAAAGCGTTACTTCGTGAAAATCTTGACGAAATGAAAAAACAAAATGAAATGCTTATGAATATCCTAAAAGAAAATGGATTGATTAAGTAGTAACTCTCATAGGGTAGTCTATTAAGGCTACCCTTTTTTTGTATCTATTCTATTGTATACAATTTAGTTTTATATGTTTATATTATTATATACGTATATTTGATACAATGGAATTTTATTCTTTTTATTTCCCCGCCAGTCCATTGTATAGAATTGTATTTTATACAATTTAATAGTAAACGATAGTTTACCATGCAATTGAATTGTATTCGATTATCTGGTGTTTTTTATTTTGTTTTTAATAGAACATATGTTTATCTTGTATTATATTTAATTGTGTACAATACATTTATGATTACAGATGTATTATATAGAATTAAGTTTGATACAATTCTTTTTACTGTATATTCTATTGCATGCAATATATTTGTATGTGATTATCTTTTTTAGAAATTGTATTTCATACAATTTGATTTTATACTATTATATCTTATACTGTTATATTGTGTATCGTTTATATTTTATACAATGGAATTTGATACTTTTATTTTCCCCGCAACCGTATTGTATATAATTATATTGTACGCAATTTAGTTGTATCTGTTTTAATTTGATGTTATTTTATGGTATTTGATTGTATTGTATATTGTGGCATCATGTCCAATTAATTGTATGCAATCTTATTTTGTATTATTCAATTGTGATGATTATTAATTGTGTATAATTTAATCTCAGGCTATCCTATTGTAGGGTAGCCTTTTTTTATGTCTATTTATATTTGATACAATTTAATTGTGTAATTTAAAACGCTTTATTCGCCCTGTACGGCGTTTTTATATGTTCCATAATAGATTATACCTAAAAATTGCTAGACAAGGCTTATAGCTTAAATAAATGAATTTTAAGGCTATTGACAAAATAATATATATGTGGTATTTTATTATATTTACATTTAATAGAAAAACACAATTATATTTGATACAATTATTTTTATTTATATATAATCACTCACGAATTAATTTCAGTAAATTGTATTGTATACAATTTATTTGTAAACGATAGTTTACTATGCAATATAATTTCACGCACGATAGTTAAACAGTAACATCGAACATACGTTTGCTTGAGTGGTTGTGGTGCTTGACGTGAGAGCCTGCCAGCCCGCATGGTTGCTGGGTTTTGTGGTGGAGCCACGGAGATGGGGCATAGTGAGGTTGTCCCCAACGGACGGCACCACGTTGGGTGAACACATCAAATCTCTTTTATCGGTGCTCAGTATCTCCAGAAAAAAGCGGAGAGAAAGGCGGTCTATTATGGCTGAGATTTCCCAAGTTGTAAAAGATGCTCTATATGAGCATGCATCCTACGATTTTGATTTTAATGAGTATGGCGAGGAAATCCTTATTCTTGCGTATGAACGTAAAGATGTAGAGGATATCGCTGAGTTATTTAATGTGGATTTTGACGCATTAAATGCTTGGTGGCGTGATTTCTTAGGATTGGGGGCGTAACTATGAGACAGGAATTTTCTGCAACTTACCCAGCAGGTACAGATTTTTATTTGTTCCTCGATGCGGCACGTATTATTGCGGACCATATGGGTGAAAACCTACCTATAGAATTAGGTCTTGACGACCTCGAATGTCTTGCCACAGAGCGTTGCGTATCATTACATACGATAATGCTTGAGCATGAGTATTTTAAACGTGGTGAACTAGGCTGGGAGTAAAATCCCAGTCTTTCTTAAATTGTGTGTATTTTAGGATTGGAATCCTAATGGAGGTATATTATGACTAGAGCCCAACGCAGAAAGAAAATGGTTGAGAAACGCCATTTTGAAGATACCTTATTCTTATTAGGTGTATTTGTGTTATTAATTATCTTAGGGCAAGTATGCCTTAAATATGGTTGGGTGATTTATTTGGATTGAGGTGATGTTGTGTTTAAGCCTAAAAACGCCCTAGAGATTTTGACAGTTAGAGCTTTTTTATCATACTTAGATAAAGGCTATGGTATATTACCATTAGGTAACAGTATTTTTGCTGTTGCCTATGAAATCTATGTTCGTGATTTTTATAATGCATGGGATTATGATGTAACGTGTATTACTGTGCGAGGTGGTCATATGTATGTTGACTATCGCAATAATATCGCAGAGTGCTATGATGGTGATACAGCACCATTATGGACACCAGAAGAATGTTTATTTATTATTATCTTGGGTTTGGGTATAATCGCCATTATCTTTTAGGAGGTGGTATATGGGATTAGATTTGATATGTATCGGTATTTTAATTTATATTGTGTATTGTATTTACATCGTATTCAAACAATAAATGTTTGACAGAAAGGCATTAATATGGCACGTACAATCTTTGGTATCTTCGCTTTGTGGTTAAGCGAAAAACAAAAACTTGATTTTTCTGTTGGTAGAGAAATTTCCACAGACTTAAATGGTGAAGAACTCACTATTTTGGCTAATCAATACGGCATTAGTAATCACGTTGTAGAATTGGCATATAAAATGTGGACGGTTAATAAGCCTACACAAAAAGTGATTGAAAAAGTTTGCCAAAAGGCAATGAAACTCAATAATAAAGAACGTGTGTTCTTGTTTAACTCTGTATGTTTACCACAGGATATGATTTTTGAAAATACAGACTATAATAAAGCTGTATGCCGTGGCGATAAAGCTGTACAAGTTGCTATGGAAAGTGCAGAAATTGGCTTGTATTCTGTATCTGATGATTTCTTCTGGAATGACAAGGATTTTGGCTTCATGTCATTCAATGAATTACGCAATAACGAGTTAAGTTTTGCAATCCAAGATTGGTTTAGTATCGAAAAATAAGGAGGCAGTATGCACTTTTTCTCTTACGAAGGGGAGTTGATTAACAAAACTCCTCATGAAATTACACTACTCGACAATAATAATGAAATTGTCGAAGTTATTCCTGCCTCTAATGGTCAAGAATGGAGACTTGATGAAAGTACGACTATTAAGGGTCGTATTAATGGCAAGCGTATCAGCAAAACTGTTTATCGCTGTTCACAATTACCAGAGCCTAAAGAAGGTGTATGGTATATTGTGAGTGCTTTGTTTAAACTACATTACCCAGAAAGAACTGATTTATTAGTTCCTGCTGAGGTGGTACGAGATGGTTCTCGTATCTTAGGTTGCAAGAGTTTAGGAGTGTGAAAATGAAAAACTTAGGATTAACTGTAAACTCTGAAACAGGGTTTGCTGTATACAAAAATAAAGACGGTGAAATCACCTTCACTGAGTTTAGTGGTTACAAAACCTCTAAACTTGATAGAGCTTCTGAAACTATGAAGTCTTTCAAGAAAGGTGAATACCGCTTGCATGTGGCAAGAATGTATAGACCAGAAGTATTACTAGTTCAAACAGACTTAGACCCAGAAGCTATCAAATATGGTGCATTGCCATACATTGTTGGTAGTCCTAACCACGATAAGAATACGCTTCGTATTGGAACTATCCTTGATAAACAATACGTTAGCTTAATTGCTATCCCTAATTTTCAAGTGGATAGCTTCCATGAAAACCTAAAACGGTTTGGAACTGATTTACGTAGTATTAGTTACTACGGTGAAGGCTTATATCAATTATGTAAAGATAAAGCTAAAAAGGATGTACCAACTGTTATTATTAGTGGTGATGGTACCACAACTATTGGTTTGGTGTTCATCAATGGTTTATTATGTTCAGCTCGTTATTACAACGATTGTGAACATAAAGCTGGCTTCGTTGAACGCTTAATTGCAATGACAGCATTAGCACAGGATTTACCTAAATGTCAAGTAGCTTTGTTTACTACGGAAAACGATGTTTGGCAAAAACAGTTGAAAGGTTTTGATGTATTACATATCAAGCGTTATTTTAGCGATAAAAAAGAAATTACTAACCCTATGTGGTACAATTCCCTTGGTTTAATGCAAAAGAAAGGTGGTATTTTTAATGCCTAAAAGAACAGTAACAAGATATTTTAAAGTGTTCTATGCAATGAAAACAAGCTCTTTAGGTGATTGCTTAACACAAGTTGGTCGTATAGAAGAAGGGGTGAATGGTACAATCGAAGTATACTCTAACCCATTCTACTCTGAAAAAGAATTTAGACGTAAACCGTCTAATATTATTGATATTGATAGAATGTTAGAAGGAGAGTGGTTATAATGCTTACATTAGGTATTAAGGTCCGTGCTAATAACGCTGTATGGACTGTTATTGGTGATGGTTATAATCACGAAGATACATATGGTGTATTATGTGTACGCAATGGTGAACGCTCTTTCTTCTTAGAAGGCGAATATGAAGACACTTACAGTGGTGAATATATTACACCTGACCAAAGCCCATTGGTAATTGACATAAAAACTGGTCGTACAGTTATCAATTATGGCTGTTCTAGTGAAACACATAAAAAATGCAAGTATAAATTAGGTCAAGTATTAAAAGACCGTTTTGGTAATATCCTTACTGTATTAACTCGTGGCGACGTGGTATATTATTACTGTGCCGCTATCGACAGTAAAATCTTCACAATTGATAGCGACACTCGTATATTAGGCAAAGTAGATGAACGATGTGCTATTACTGGTAAAGAACTACAAGATGATGCTATTGAAGTTCATACTAAGAATGGTAATATTTGGATAAATATTGCTGATAAGCCAGAATTCATCATGCAATCTTTCGTTAGTGGGAATTGGTACAACCCACAAAACTTCCACCTTATCCTTGGTAAAAACTATGAAAACCTTTACTTGGGCTTCGACGAACTAGATAAATTAATTGATTTCCCTGACTTTGCAATCTGTAAAGTGTCTGGCATTCCTTTCTATATTGCAGATGAAAGAGACGTAGTTAAAAAATCTGGCATCCATCCTGTTCTAGTGGACAACTACATTGTTACATGTCCAGTTTCTGGTATCGTCGGTGCTAAATATGAAATGCTAGAAGGCTTTATGAATGATAATAAAGTATACTTCCATCCTTCTATTGTTGACCAATTATTGTGCTATAATGGTACATATGGTAAAACAGAAGATGATTTCATTTATGTTGAAGACTTGGGTCAGAAGTTTAGTAAGGCTAAACGCAATGCGTTCTACCGTGCTTCTAACGGTAAGTATTACAGTTCTCAATCTGCGGCTCCTTTGACTGGTCTACATGCTTGGAACTTTAAACCGAAACCAGTATTCAATGGTGAAGGCAAGAAATTCCTAGGTTTAGAAATGGAGTTCCATAGATGTGGTGAGAGCGATGAGCGTGCTAATCACATCATCGCTGATTTGAATAAAATCGTGTATGCTAAACACGATGGTTCTTTGCATAATGGTATGGAATTTGTAACACATCCATGTACACCTAAGTTCCATATGCAAAATATTGATTACGGTGCATTCTTCAGTCGAGTTCAAAGTTTGAATGGACAATCTGGAGCTAACTCTGGTTTACACATTCATGTTAATCGTGATTTCTTCAAAACAAATGAAGCTATTGCTAAGGTAGTTCGTTTTGCTGAAAATAACTTTAAAACATTGATGCAATTCTCTGGTCGTACAGATGAAGATAGTAACTGGTGTGCTAAATACGGTTATACTGTGAAAGAATTAACTCGTATTTATGAAGTAGCTCAAGAAAGTGGTCAAAAATACCGTGCTGTAAACTTACGACCAAACCATACGATTGAATTCCGTATGTTCCGCTCTACACAAGATGTAAATCGTATTCATGCTTATATCCAGTTTGTAGATGTAATCACAGACCTTGCTAATATGAATTCTGTAAAATATATTGGCTGGTCTAATATTGCCAGAGTGGCAAAAAACAAAAAATATACAGAGTTAAGAGCTCTAATGAAAGAAATGGGCTTATTGAAGGAGGCTAAATAATGTGTGTTATCGCTTATGCTGCTAAAGGGTTGCAGTTATCAGAAAAAGAATTTAGAAATTGCTTTGCTAACAATAAAGACGGAGCAGGGTTTATGATTTTTGACGATGCCAAAGGTAAGGTACACATCCGTAAAGGATTTATGGACTTTGACAGTTTTTGGAACGCTGTCAAGGATTTACCTACCGACAAGGATAGAGTATTCCACTTCCGAATTGCTACGTCTGGTCAAATTTCTCCAGAATGTTGCCATCCTTTCGTATTAAGTGATAACCTTGATAAAATGCGTGAAACTGATGTATTCACTGATGTTGGCTTCTCTCACAATGGGGTAATGAGTGATTTTACTCCTAAAGCAGGCATGCTTTCACCTTACAGTGATACAATGTATTTTGGTGCACAAGTATTATATCCATTGAGAGATAAATTATATAAAGAAAGTACTCAATACCTTATCAAAAAGGCTATGGGCACCAATAAATACGCTATCTTGGGTAAGAAAGGTGCTATTATCCTTGGTAATTGGAATACATCTTCCGAAACTGGTATTCAATACTCTAACGCTTCCTATGAAGAACGCAAAAACACTTACTCTTACTACGGTAGTTGTGGTGGCTATGCTTCTTATACTCACTATTATGAATACACAGTAGTTCCCCCTGTTGGAGAGAAAGACTGGTTAGCAAATTTCACTAAACTGGCTGAGGGCTATGGTGTTTCAGTAGTTGAACATTATGAAGAACTTGGTCGTCATTATGTAGTATTAGATGGTTGGGTACAATCACCATACTTTACTCGCTATGGTTTAAAATATTGCAGTTATGTATCTGGTTATAAAACACCAAAAGCAGAAGAAAAAGTAAAAACTACATACACAATGATTAAATGTGTTGCCAATGGTGGTAAAACACCAATGAACCAAGAAAAGATGAACAAAATGATGGAATTCATTGAAGGTGAAAATGGTTCTGTATGGGACTTGACTGAAAATACAAAAGATAAATCTTGCGTATTCTTCGTAACAAACTTCGACCATCTAAGTGGCTCTCTGGATGATATTCTTTATTCTGTAGTAGGAACAGTTAAAGGTGTGTACGATGATACCACTGGTACTGTTAGACTGGAAGCGTAGTATATGAAATTATTCCCATATCAAAGACAGGGGGTTAATAAGATGCTTAGTCAATCATCCATTTTCCTCTGTGATGATATGGGACTAGGTAAAACCGCCCAAGTCTGTACTGTAATTAAGGAACGTAACAAGTTCCCAACTATTGTTGTTTGCCCTGCTCCTCTAAAAGAGAACTGGAAAAGAGAGTTAAAAACATGGGCTGGCATCGATATTAATGTTGACGATTTGAGCTCTAAAGTTATCGTTACAAATTATGAGCGTTTGGACCAAATTCTAGCTTCACTCAAACGCATTAATATACAACAAGTAATATTTGATGAATGTCATGTATTAAAAACTCCCACTTCTAAACGTACTAAAGCAGCGATGAAATTGGTTGAAGGTGTTCGATACCGTATCATGATTACTGGTACACCAGTATTGAATAGACCTAAAGAGTTGCTTTGTCAATTAGAGATAGCAGGGTTGACATATAAATTTGGCGGTAAAGATAAGTTCCTACAGGATTTCTGTGGAAGTTATATATCGCCTTGGGGCACATCACATGATGGTCATTCTAATCTATCAAAGCTCAATGAAGCGATGAAGAAAGTATGGATAAGACGTATCAAAAAAGATGTGCAGAAAAATCTTCCTCCTAAAACTGTCCACATGGTTCCGTGTTGTACAATATCTCAACCAGAACCAACTTCGTTTGAGGAGATTGAAAAATACGATAGAGAAGTGTTAAAACAAAAACTTCCTTATTGTATTCAATATATTCATAAAGTATTAGAAAGAGGTGAGTCCCTTGTGGTATTTGCTCATCACCGAAACATTGTAGAAAGGTTAAGAAAGGAATTTCCTGATGCAAAATACATCATCGGTGGTCAATCAAAAACAAATAGACAACAGAATATTGATAATTTCCAGATGCACTCTGGCTCGAATGCTAATCACACAAACTTGATTGTCTGTAGTTTACAGGCAAGTGCTGTCGGTATTACCCTAACCAAAGCACACACGGCTATATTCATTGAATATCCGTGGTCTCCATCTCTTATGGGTCAAGCTGAAGACCGTATACATCGTATCGGTCAAACACAACCTTGCGATATTGTATATCTTTATGCTAAAGATAGCATTGATGAATACAGATTGCGAACTCAAAACATTAAGAAAACAATTATTAATCATACAATGAAAGAGGTACAACTATGACAACTGTTGCAAAAATGAACTTGACTATTACTAACTACATTTTCGCTTTATCTGATAAAGAACAATTACGCTTTATTGCTAACTCTTTGAAACAAACTAAAGTATATTCTGCTACTCCATCTGGTGTTGCTCGTGCAATCTCTGAATTCGCTGCTACTAACACTGGCGAAGATGCAGTAGATACTATTAAAATCCCTGTTATCTCTTTGAACGAAGAAACAGCTAAGAAATTTGTGTTTGTATCTAAAACTGGTACTGTTAAAGTACGTGATTTACAACAAATCGTTTTAATGGCTATTAAGGCACGCACTAAGAAATACATCGAACGTGGTGCCGAAACATCTTATCTTCTTATCCAAGAATTAAAACGAATTGACCGTGAAATGGGTACTGAGTTCTACGAACATTATAAAATGACTAACCCAACTCCAGTAGTTATGGTTCAAGCACCAGTAGAACCTACAGAAGAAACAACTCCTGAAGCTCCTGTTGAAGAAACAGTTTCTGAAGAAGTAAATTCTGCTGAAGTTTCCCAATAATCCAGTGGGGAGCTCCGGCTCCCCTATAAAAAAGAGTGATGAGGTGAAATTATGATAGATGATATTGAAATTGTAGTTACATATACAATAAAAAGAAACCAACTTGAAGCATTGCATTGGGTGGATAGATATACTGACCGTAATATATGCGATAGTTTGTTCAAATTATTTGAATATGAATACGGCACATATGGGAAGAGAGGTTTTAAATATGATACGAAATGGTAGAGTAATAGTTTATCATACAGGCTACGTCAACAATATATTTTATAATGAGTCATTTACATTTACCGACTGCCATATTAAAGGATATAGCTTATTTTATTGGTTCAAACGTAATTATGGTATCAATGAAAATTATATTTACAAATATGTAAGGCGGTGAGTGATATGTTAGAAAATATTGAAATACCAGTAAAAGCTACTGTATATAAAAAAGAAATATATAAGTTGGAGCATGTAAGTTTTTGTCCAACGACACATACTGAAAGACATGTTTTTAATTTATTGACAATTAATTATAAAAGAAAGGGAACATGGGTGTATAGATGTGATAGATAAACGGATACATGTAAATACAATGATGGGACCAGCTAGTACTACTAACGAACGTCTTAGAGACACGGCAGATATAAGTTTGGGAAGAAACTGGGATTGTGAAATTGATAATGAATTCAAATTTGATTATCAACATGAATGCGTTCGTGTATTTAGATACACAAAGGTGAAAAATGATACAATCTAATACATTAATATCAGTTGTATTTGTCCCTTGGAATAGTGCATTATTAAAATTACATTCACATGGTGCTACTTTTTTTGATATAGAAGATAAGTGTGCGGACAATACATTTGTCAAACAGGAATTAACAAATAATTATACTACCGATATGGGTGGTATATTTCATATAGAATTGGAGGAATAATATGATTAACGAGGGTGATATGCTATGGCTATATAGACCGAGAATGTTTAATCATTATCACGGACTATCAGCGTTAGCAAGTAACACGTATCATAAAAAAAGTTTATTATATATGCATAATTCTTTTTTTAGTATTATGTATGAGCCAAGACAATATTGTTGTTATAAAGTAAAGTGAGGTTAAGAATGATAGATACAAACAAAACGGTCGTGATGACTATTCCAACATATATACCTGCGTTTAATAACATATCTGAAGCATATCTATCAATCCCATACACTCAACGTGAAAGAGATGTAGCGATAGTATTTAAAGCAAAATTTTCAGCTACTGGATTTGCTGTTAAAATTAATCCATATAAGGTGGTATTATGTTAAAAACAAATGACAAAATGTATTTAATAGAAACTAATTGGGACAAAACAATACATAATTTATGCGGAAAAGTAGACAATAACACTTTATATTATTATACAGCAAGGGATGAAGTATTTTTTATTATTAAACAGGCATATATAGTACAACGTGATTATTGTGCAGTGGGGGTATCGCATGTTTGTAAAAAATGATGGAGTAAAATTTAAAATTATGAACTATCCCAGCTGTTTATCGTATTATAGATATGTTGCTGACGAAGTATATAGAAATAGTTTTTCATTTATTGCTATTGAAACTTTGCTGGTTCATAATTATAATAATGGTAAAGGTGGTCAAGGAATGGTAATAGGAGCTAAATATGTTAAAGGCTGATACATCATTAAGGAGACAGTTTATTATGTCTCCACGTTCAAAAACGAAAGCGAGTGGATTATATAGAAAGACCATTGTATCGCCTGCAATTTATAAAACAGATATGCAACATGTATTTGAATACAGCTACGAATGTATAAATAGATATGCAATAGTGAGGATTAAATTATGATTGATATGAATAAACCAATAGCATTTACAGATTTACGTAAAAGGCAAAATATTAGACGTAACAATGCATATTTACATGATAAAAAATATGTACAAAGCTATCATAAACCTTTAAGAATTTTTTGTTATATATATGGTGAAGTATATGCTTCTGATGTAATTAGACCTTTTAGGTTGCAACTTATTCAGAGGTGAGCGTTGTGATAAATAAATACAATACATATAAAATAAAGATTGCTGGCAAGAAATACAGAAAATGTATCGCATTGCCAACAATGTTTCAAGACCCGTATAGATATAGCATGAAAGATATGTACTTAGCTGCATATAGTGTTAGTAATATTTATAAAGTATATATAGATAATCGTTGGAGGTGATATAATGATTAGAATATCAAATCGATTTATATCTGTTACGAAACCTTACCCGTATATTCCCAATCTGATGAGATTGTATAATACAAACGAACAGATAACTTGGAGAGATAACGCAGATATATTATATAAAGGTATGTATACAAGTACATGCTCTTCTGTATCTACATTTAAAGTTGGATTATATTGGAGTTAAAATTGATGGGAGGGATTAAATGCAAAGAAAATGTCATTGTTGTAATACATTATTTGAAGTACATGGCAATCAAACATTATGTAATGATTGTCAAAACCCAGAAACTAGAAAGACTTTTGAACCACCAAAAGATGAATTAACTTGGCAACAAAAGTTTGATATTAAATGGGCAAAATACGATGAAGAGCATGCAGATGATGGTCAGAAATTAAAGGCTGGAGCAAAGCCAGCTACTCATTGTGCTGTTTGTGGTGTTAAATTGCCACCAATTAAAGAACGTAAATATGGGAGGGTATGCAGTAATGCATGCAAAATGAAAAGATATGAACAGCAGAATTAAACAAGAATTTAAAGGGTATATTAATAATGTACCTTTTGATAACCATAATTTATATTACAGCGTAGAATATATTTTGAATGAAATAGAAAGTACTTTTGATTTAGAGGTACCTTTCACACTAGTTAGGGATATGAAATACGCATTGCAATCAGCATTTGGTGATATTTCAGAAACAACACAAGGTGAAATCGAAACCGAAATAGCTGATTGTATACATAACGCTTCTTCGATTGATGATTTAGAAATTGACAGTTATTGTATTCATCCACGATACTTTGATACTATTAATAAAAAACTAAAAGATTGGGATAATACATATGGTAAAGACCCAATTATGTTTGATTTCAATAATAATACGCTATGAAAGGTGGTGATTATCAAAGAATAAGTATATTAATTTTTAATTGAGACAGTCATTATTTGGAGGTAAATAATATGGAAACAAATTTAAAAGAAAAACTACAAGCTATTAATGTGAAAGATACTCACGCTCGTGCTACCTTCCAATACGATAACCATGGTGTACAATCTTCTGTTACGAAAGATACTACAATCTATGAATTAGCTTTACTTGGTATTGAAGTACATAAGGAAATTGTTCGTAGATGTGCTAAAGAAGGATTACCAGCTGATGAAGTGCTTGATATTGTTCGTGGCATGACAGAAATTGGTCTACACGAATTAGTTAAAGAACAGCTGAAATCGTTGATTAATGACGATGAAATTATCGAACGTATGTTAGATAGATAAAAAAAATAAGCCCCTTAATTGGGGCTTTTTTTATGTCCATTTTTAATCTTCAATCTCTTTAATACGATTAAATCGTGCGAGCATATCTTGTGTAACACGAGACTCAATGGTAGTAAAACGTGTTTCATTAATCGTTTTCTGCTCAGGAGCAAAACCAGCTCTATCTAATAGGTCTTTAGTAGCTTGGAATTTCACTTGGTCTGAACGAGCATTGAGTGCTAAATGATACATTTGGTCTGCCATTTCTTCTGCACGTTTCATGAATTTATCTTGGACTATTTGTTTTTGTTTTTCTAAGGCAATTTCCATTGTCTCAGTATGTTCTAGTAGTTTTGTAGGATAGTTAGGTGAATATCCTGCCTCTGCTTTAGCTAATGCTGTATTACCAGTCTCAGCTTTTACACGAGCGTATAATTCTTGTTGAGCACTAGGCTTCGGTTTCTTCTTGTATTCCGAGGGTCTTGGCTTCTTCACACGCTCTTCGATATTCTTCCTCTGTTTTATATCCATGTTCATACCCCCATTTATAATAACGAATACGACCTTTAGCTTTTTCGACTTTATCTTGTTCTAATAGTTTATTTTGTATTTCATCATCTACATTTAAACCTAATAGATATTCTGGAGGGAACGCAGATAAAATACCCATCTTATCTTTGGTAACAATAAGACTGCGACATTTTCTTCGTTTAGTAGCATCTAGTTTTATCATTCCTTCTTTTTTCATTGCAATTACTAAACGTTTATATCGTTGTTCCCTACTATCCAAAATATAGTCGATACTGTCAAGGGGGATATAAGTCTTAAAACCAACATTGATAAAAGCTGTATTTAACAAACTCATAAAGAATAACCCCTTTCAATTAAAGATTGTAGTTGATGGTCTAAATAAGGGATAACTTGGCGTTGGTGTTCAATACCATTCATTTCAGCAATATAGAAGCCACCAACAGTAGGGCGAATACCACTTGCTTTACAGTAATCAGGATATACTTGGAACGAACCTTGATGTAATTCCCAAATCTCTTTAGCTACTGGCTTCTTAACATACTTATTATGTTCAATTACTAATTTAGGAACCGCATACGGTTCATGAAAATGTTCATACCATGTTACATCAGCATTAAAATAATCATAATGATTTTTAGCCTTTTTGTGTTTATGTAAGATGTGATGAACATAACAGTTTTTGTTGACATTAAAGTATACAATACCAAATTCACCTTTATACAAGTTTCGGTCGCCCAATAAACTTGCAATCATCATTTCAACACTGATAAAGGCTTCATTATACGCACGTGCACCATGATTACCTGCGACAATACCGATAAGCTGACCTGTTTCATATAGAGGTCTAATATCATCTACAAGATTATAAACTTGTTTATCGCCACTACACCATTCTTCTAATACATTACCTTTAGAATTCTGTGTAGTAGTATTTGTGCTATCGCCACCTAAAATCACTTTACAGTTCGGACCTAATTCAACAAGCATATTAACTGCTTCTTGTAATTGTTTTCTATTATTTAAGCCCTCATGTACGTCAGATAATACGGCTAACGCACCCTTTTCTGCATCTACACGTACTTGCATAATATGTTTTTCATAACTATCGTTTAGACTTTTTATTTTTCTTGCTAACACGCTTAATGTACTCCTTTACATCATCATCAATCGTTGGGTCTTGTTCTATGTAAAGCAATATAAATTTGCGTAATTCAGGCAATAAATGGTTTAAGCCATTATCAAGTACCTTAGTTTTCTTTTTGGAATACGCTCCTTGTTTGACATAGTATTCACCAGCTAAGACTTTTTTACAAAACGCTTTCCAAATTTTTGGTTTGCACATCATAGCATATGAATTGACCGCTTGCATAATCTTATTAATAGAAGCTGTACGTGAAAGTTTATCAAAATATTCACTAGGGTTAGCCATTTCTGCTTTTTCTTTATTTTTGTCATGTTGTCCTGTATTATAAAACCATTTTTTATCTCTACGATATGCTGTAGCATCTTCCCATTCTTCACGTTTTTGCATTAATTTACGGACAGTAATTATTCCTCTTTCAGGCGTTTCGGCTGCATTTACAATATCAATATACCATTGGTCGTAATCTTTAGCCATTTGTAGAACCAATACCACCTTTGCGTTCTCTTAATACTGTTTCACCAGTACTTAAATAATTGACAAACACACCTTGAGCAACATGTTCACCTTTATCAATCGTGATAGCTTCGTCTGTATTATTATGTAACGCCAACATGATATGTCCTTCATTATTTTCATTGTCGACATAATCTGCATCAATTACAGCAGTACCATTTGCAAGCGTAATGCCACGCTTGATACCTGTAGACGAACGCACAAAAATTAATAGCACTTCATTATCTTCCATATATGCCTTAATTCCTGTATTAAAAATTTTAGTAGAATGAGGGGGAATTGTACCACCCTCAACTACTGCAAAATCATAACCAGCGGATTGTTTTGTTTTCCGTTCTGGTAATACACCATTAGGAATATAAGACACTCTTTTAAATAGTCTCATATTACCTCCTATTTATTAATATTGACTTCAGTAACGTAATGTTTTTGACCGTCCTTTTCATAAGAACGTGTTTGCAAGCGACCTTCTGCATTAACAGGTTCACCTTCAACTGCATTTACGTATTGGTCAGCAAATTCATTCCATGCTACACAATTAACAAAAGATGTAAACTGTTTAGTTTCACCTTTTACTTCAACTTCATCAACACATTTAACAGTAAAGTTGCATACTTTACCAGAACCAACTTCTTTGGTTTGAGGATTACGAGCCATAACGCCTTCGAGAATTACTTTGTTCATGTTTTACTCCTTAGTTAATATAAACTGTGGTATATCGTCTACCAAAATTAATAGCTTCATCGTAGCTATCTACAAAAATATCAATAACCCCATACACACCATCTGCCATTCTATCTGCTACCGTATATGGATTACCATCAATATACACCGTAGTGCCAAGTGGGTAGTCATTAGATGCAACGGCTCCTACATAGGGATATTCACCGTTAGCCATTACAGAACCAGTATGTGTATAAGCTGTAAGCTCTACATTAACTGGATATGCAAAAGTAATAAGTGGCAACATTGCCAAGATTGTTGTGATAATAAATAATCTTACCTGTTTAATAAAATCATCCTCTCTAAAAAGTTTCGGAAATAGTACGCAGTAATTCCCTACAAGCATCTGCTTTGGCTTCGTAATACCTCATGTTTAGGAAATCATCTTCTTCTGCATAATAATCACGTTTACTTAAATATATTTCTTTCTTTGTTTCAATCATGTTAGTGAAGACCGCTACATTGTACTTCATCGGTTTCTGTTGTATCATAGTGTACACACTCTTTTCCGTATTGCTCATTTAGATACCCCTTTCTATTCTTTTGATATTCTGTATCACGAGCTAACAATGTATTAACACGCTGGATAAAAGCTATAACTGTAACTTCTGATTGTATTTTACCATGCCTATCAGCGAATGTCAAGTCTATAATTGATTGTGGTATTTGACATTCATATGCAATATTAACAATACCGTCATCTTCGTAAGATAAAACAACTTGTGTTCCATCACGTGATAGTTTGCCGTGTCGCATCCCTTCCATAGCATAATCATCATCCATAACATCTATACTATGATACGTTGTATACATAGTAGTACGTATATCTTCTGATGCGGAACGCAGAAACTCAGCTTTGTGGAATAGGTAATCCAAATTATCTACTGGTTTGTTATTACGATAGTGCTGATTGATTTGATTAATTATATCAAAATAATCGGAAAGGTATGAACTCAAATAAACCGCCTCCAATTCTCACTTTATTATTACCAATATCATATGGTATGTATTTAGGACCAATATTAATTTCAAGTGTGCCCCATTCGACTGCCATATATTCTACTTTAAAAAGCATTTCTGGCAATTCACCTTTTTCGTAATCACCAAGATTACGTATAGCGGATGGTGATAAGAAATGAGCAACACCTTGTTGGTCTACATGTACTGTGCCATATACCCATTCGTTATTTTTCTTTGCTCTAAATAGTGATTTCATTATTTTACCTTGTTAATACCATCAACAATCATATTAATATAATCTTGAACATTAGTTTTAACAAAATCGTTTGCACCTTGAATATTCTCAGGCGTTACAATATTAGCTACAGCCATACTAATTAACACCTGTTTACTTGGAACAAATACTGATAACAACAGAGTTGTTACAAATAAAATACCAAGGAATTTCGATGCTAATTTACTAGCTTTAACGAGCTTAGTATATGCTTCTCGTTCTTTATCATCTATAATATATGGCATATTAACAACATGGAATGTATAAAAACCAAGGCTAACTATACAACACAAAGACGAAATAAAAGCCAACATATTTGACGTTTGCCTAATACTATCTGCAATGCCAATAAAATATATCATCCAAGGGCTAATAATCGGTTCCATTATTATCTCCTAATTCAGTAATCACTGCAATAAGAATTGGTAAGATTAAAATACTTAACCCACTAACAACAGTGCCAATAAACAACCATACGACTGTCATACCAGTGATACCAAACAATCCTAATAACCAACATACTGCACCAATAACTGTAATAACAGATAATACTTTAGTTAAGATTGCACAAATAACTGTTAATAGCGACAAAATACTTACGATGATTATACTTAATGTTTTCATGTTAGTTCCTTTCTTACAGGTGTCTTAGGTTGTTTTTTATGAGATGTAAAATCACAAGAAGTTTCCTTACAACCTTCACACATGCCCATATTGCTTAAATTAATAATATTAGGATAAATTTCATTTAATTGTATATAAATACTACGTGCAATAGCTTGATGCTCAGGAGAAGCACGCTTACACAAACGCTTAGGCAAATATTCTAACCAAGCTCTAAGATTGCCACTTACTGTCATTGTTACATTTGTGGCTAATGGCAATACATATCCAGCAATTTGATATGGAACACCATCTTCAATGAGTTCTTGGTATTTTTTAATTTGTTCTTCAATAATTTTATTCATGCCATTGGCAATTAATGTTGCATTTACAATTCCAGACCAATCATGCAGTTGAGAATTAAAATAACCACTATTGCTAAAATCAGTACCACGTGTAGATTTGACAGTGAATGATAACTGTCTATGACGTGTGATTTGTGCTAAACATTTTTGAGACATTTCAATATCAAAAGATGCATATGCATGTTCTAATAACGATAAATGACCAGAGCTTACTGCACGAACCAAAGATTGTTCTGTTGTGTTCACGCCATAACACTGTCCCATAGCATGGACAGGTATAGATAATGGTGTATGATTAATCAATGCTACTTTCATGTTTTACCTCGTATTTTATCCACTTTCCGTTCAAATTAAATTCTAGTGTATTCCAATCAATATCAACCATGTCTATATCCCAATCAGGATAATACTCATCATCAGCATATCCATCTTCATCGAATACAACTTCCCATCGTTCATAATAACGTAAATCTGTGATGAATAGATGAGCGTAATCTTCCTCTAATCTTTCATCATATGTGTCATATGGGGTACCATATACAACATCACCATATACTAATTTTCCATGAGTATCTTTTGCTCTAAATAAATGTTTCATAGCTACCTCCTATGCTTCTAGTGTAGCACAAGGAGGGGTCGGCTGTCAACCCCTCGCTGAGCAAGGCTACCGCACTGGACAATGACCGTCCTCACATTCGCCACTTTCATCAATTTCAAAATCTTTACCTACTGTTTGTAGTTCAAATTCATATTTATTGACTAATTCTGGGTCAAGCGGTGCCATTTTAGATTTTAATTCTAAGTATTGTTCTTTAGTACATTCTTCATAAGGCATCAAAGGATAGTAATCTTGATTTAGAGACAAGAATGAAATACCAACTACATATTTCCAGTTATTATCTAACCAATCTACTACATCATCCCATTCATCATCTTTAACTGTAACAGTAATAGATGTGTTATGGTCTACATAGAATTTCTGCATCATTTTATATTGTTCTAATTGTTCAATAGCTGATACATTGTACTTAGTAATAGTAGATTTAGACTTACAAGGGAATGTAATCACTTTTGTATTACCATCATCGCCTTGACCAACTTCATTATCAATTTGCCAACCATCTAAATACTTAACAGCTTGATATAACGGAGAGTTAGTAGAAATACGTACACGTCTGAAATAATATGGGGCATGATTGTAATGAACACCAGCGGAGCAACCACTAATTAATCCGCCTGTACCATCTGGTTGTACTGTAGTATACAACACAGGACGAGGACGATGATTTTCATCTGCGTATTCATTAGCCGCATCGTTAACCCACATTTTCATTAGCATTAGCAATGCTTCTTGGTCGGATTTACTTAAATTACCAGCTACAGCATCTTGCCAACCTGTAATAGAGCAACCAATTAATCTATCTCTACGATGAATTTCAGACCAGCTAGGAATTTCTAATTCAGGTTCTGTTAAACGGTAACAAGCACGAGCAGATAACTTACATGCCTCTTTGAGTTGAGGTATCATTACATTACCACGTTCGTCAATAAATTTAGATACGTTGATATTTGTAAGGTTGCACACAGCTTTATTTGTTAACATAATTTCACAGCATGGGTTAACAATAGCAAAATCTGGTCTACGTTCTTTAGCCGCTTTCACATTCACAAATCCCGGTTCACCCGTTTCCTTAATAGATAGCATTAATTTACGCAATTCTTCTTTACTAGGTTTTTCTTCTAGGAACATGGAGTTGTTAGACATATAACGGAAATAATGTTCTGGGTCTAAGTTTTCCTTGGCGTGTAGCATTTCTTCATCATCAGGGCTAAATAGAATAAGCTCTGCTGTTCTACGTGTACCACCAGCTACTACGTTTTGACCAACGATATTACACATGTCAGCAACATTGAGAGGACGAAGTTTACCATTAGTGCTTTCTTTTACAATAATCTTGTGAAGTTTTTCAAACATTTCCTGTAAAGATTTATAGCCACTTGCATAACCACCGAATGTTTTAAGAGGAGCACCTTGAGGTCTGATATAACTGTAATCAATAGAAATAGATTTAGTTACATCATCAGCCATAGTAATTAGATACGCAGTTAATGCTTCACACCAACCTTCTTTACTATCACCTACTGTGATAATAACGCTATGACCGTAATTAGATACTTTAGTATGTTCTAATAATGTCCCTTGAGGAACAGGTGTTTTTACATGATATAACTTTTTAGTGATATCAAACTTAGGAAGTTTTGCAATATCTTCTTTTAATACACGGCAACCAACACCAGTACCCACCATAAGTAGGTAGAACAATTCTTGGAACGCTTCAATACTGTCCATTACCATACCAGAACAATTATATGCCGCCAATGGAGTTTTATCTAATGCTTCAGTACCACCCATCCATAACATACGCCCAGAAACACGTTGACGTAAATTAAACATATTATCGAATAGTTTTTCAGGCTCACCATCTTCTGTAGGTAAATAGGAACAGTTGCCATTAATAGCACGAGCACAAGTCTCTTTCCACGTTTCACGTCTATTCTTATCTGGCAACCAACGAGAGTATGTACGAATATAAACAAACTTAGCCAATTCATCCATTTCTTCTGGATAATCAGGGTATTTATCTAAGAACTCTTGAGTGAGTTTATGTTTACTACGTGCAATATCACGTTTTGTTTTGTATTCGATGTAATTAATAGCGGCGTCAGAATATCCATCATCATTCAATTTACGATAGATGATTTTTTCTAATTCACTAATAGATACATCACGTTTCAAATCTTTGATAACATCCCAAACATGTAAAGATACTTGGAATGGTTCTGCCAACATAGTAGGTTCCATTACCATATACGTAGCGAACATTGCTTTCTCTACTGCTTTTTCAATTTTAGAACCTAAATATTCTTGCCGTGTTCCATCACGTTTAATTACTTGCATATTACACCTCGTCATATAACAACTTAAAGATTTCTTTATCACATGGATATTGTTCACCATTTACGCCAATGATAATTTTATCACCTTTATTACAACGTACAACACCATTTAATGTGAATACCATTTCACCTAGTTTACTTTCACGGAAACGAAGTTTGTTTGGTTTATGTACGCAATCAAACCATTTAAAACCTTTATCGGGACCAACTACATCGTGTTCAATATCAGCAATAAGTTTAGAGATTGAATATGGAGGTTTGTGTCGTAATAAAAACACCTGCAAAGTAGTCATTGTAACATCTGGTAAACGGATAATCTGACCCTCTACATTAGGACCAAAAATATTTATATTGCCATTTAGAATAAGCAAACTTTCAAAGCCTTGGTCTCTCATTTGTCGTAATAATCGTACTACATTTTCTTCTTGTGCAATTAACATTATTTTTTCTCCTGTTCTTTCATTTCTTTTAAAGCATAATATGCACGTTGAGCATGGAACTGAGCCCATAATGTATTAAACAAAATAATACACAACATAATTTGAATGCCGTGTGGTTGGTCTAAATTAATAATAGAAAGAACTAAAGATAATAAGCCAAAGGCAAATATAGCAATAAATTCACCTAAGATTTCTTTATTTTCTTTGAAGAAATTGATAATTTTTTCTTTCTTATTTTCGGTTGTTTTTCGCATATTGTTACATCCTTTTCGTGATACCACTTAGATTTACTACCAAATACTGAATAAAAATATTCATCTTTCTTTGGGTCATATTTTACTAGACCAATACGTATCTCACCATCAGGGGTATTAACGTGTGTGCCTAGCTTAATTTCTCTGTTTTTAGTACTCATATTTACCTAACACCTGCCCATCATATGTTAATACTAATGCTTGCATTTGTACAGCATCACACATTAAGTGAACCTTTTGTCCTGTAATAATATGAAGTTTAGTTGCTTCTTCCATACAAAACTGAATGAAAGGCACTTCATAACATGAACTTATATAATCATATTCTCTTTGTGTCATGCTCTACCCACCAACTTTTCTCCAACTACTGACCGGTTTTGTCTACATACATTTTCGTATACAAGTTTACAGTCAAAATAAATACGTTTTAAAAAGTCAATTTGTGTTTGCACTAACCGTTGTTTGTATTGTACATCAGCATAATTTTTCCATACATCTAATACAACTGGGTCAGATATAGCAATACGGTCCCCCTCTGTTACCTTATTAGAACTTTCTCTACTTACTTTAGCCTGTGTAGCTTTAGCAGTTTTTTCTAAATTACTCAATAATTTAAGTAACTCATGAGATAATTCTTCAAAGCTAGGTAACAAAAGGGACGACTCTTTCATTAAATAAAATGCAGTGTCCGCATCATTATCTTGTAGTGTTTTATACATATCACTAATTTCATCAGATAATTCTTTAATGTCTTCGTATTGCACCATAATTACGCCTGCGGTCTTTCTTTAAAATAACTAGGTCGTGTACATACTTGCAAATCAACAGTTAAATGTTGGATAAGAGATTTAGCCTCTTCTTTGCTTGTAAATTTAGCAATTACTTCTGTACGACCATTAGCCAAAGAACCTTTGACGTTATAACCAAGGATGAGGTTTTTATCTTCATCATCGTATACAGCAGAGATAAAGATGGATTGGCAATCTAGGATTTTATCAAATGTTTCATTAATTACTTTCATCAGCTTCACCACCTTTTTTCATTTCTTCAAATGCAACTTCTGTTTCGTGAATTAAAATATCAGCAATATCATCACGACCAGTTGCTTGTGTAAGAATATCAATAGTAGCCGCATTAGCAGTAGCAATAACTTTAATTAATACGTCTGCTTTAGCAATGTCTGTATCAAATCTTACAATATCATTTTCATCTAGTGTAATATTAAAGTACTGTTTCTCTTTTGATGGCATCGTATAACTCCTCTTTTATAAAAAATAATCTAGGTAAATACGGTCTACTAATTACAACCATATCACTATTATCTTGATTAAAATATTTTTCAATCTTTTTAAGACCTTTAGGTTCTTTAGGTATTGGCTCACCAAATTCCACCTTATTGATTAACGCTTCAAATAAATCTTGACGTAACATATACGCAAAGCCTGTATAATGGATTGGACCATCTTCAGCCTTCTTATATAGTCCATCTGTATTTACATCACGTTTACTTTCAATCGTATAAATCTTATCACCAATATCCCATTTTAAATCACCTGACATACGTTTAGCTATTTCACTATCTCCGTAGCCTTTAATAGCATTTGTTAGCTTAAAGGCACCAGAAGCAGGTACCGCATGAACTGTGAGGTGTAATGCTTGTAAATATTTAAGCAAATCATTCTCTGCTTTTCTACCGTTACGACGGTTGGCTTTACCTCTTTTACTTGCTGTAGACTGCTTCTTAACCTTTTTAGCTAACTTGTATTCAAGTTTTTGTTGTTCTTGACGAGGTGATAAAATATTAGGGTTTTTAGGTTGATACAAATTATAGTTATCGCAATACCAACAACTATCCTTTGGAACCTTGCAATTTGTCTTTACTTTGCATTTCGTCAATCATTAAACTCCCTAATACGCAATAAACAATAATATCATGCAATCGTTCTTGTGCATCAGGTAATGATAGCCCATGCTCAGCTAAAGCTAAGTCATGTTTACCTTTATAAACAAGCATAGCATCGAACATAGACTTTACACTACCATCACCATAAACTAAACCAGCTTTACGGAACGCAGATAGAATATCTTTACCATCAGAGTACTGTTTACTTTTCTTTACGAATAGGTCGATAATCGTATTTAGTTTATTAGTAAAGTCTTTTGTTTCCATTATAATTGCTCCGCAACCGCTAACAACATCGCTTGTACATCTTCTGGTAAATCTTCAAATGCTACTTCATTACCATTGAGGTCATAACATACACCGAATTCGCAATCACATTCAAATTCTTCATCTTCGATAGGTTCACCAGTGAATGCATCGTAACCAGCTTCATTTGGGTCTTCATATACTGGTTCACTTTCAATATCATCAATAGTTTTTTCTAGGTGAGTGAGCATTACGTCCATAAATGTTTCTGCACTTACACCAAAGTGTTTTGCAATAATATTAGAATAAATTACTGTTAATTCTTGAGGGGTGATACCATCAATATCAACTTCATAACCTTCTTTGTTTGTAACTACTTTCAAATAACCTTTACTGAATTCCATGTGCTTTCCTTCCTTCTTCACAAAAATTCCATACATTACAATAATCTTTACATTTTCTACCACCCCATGTTTCCCTATGTCTACATGGTGGAGGTAATACGTTGTTTTCCAACGCATATATTAAGTCCTGACTTTTCTTTCTCATATATCTTTCGACCCAAATATCTGAGATTTTATTAATCGGGACTAAATAACTTGGTTCTGTAATACCACGGCTAGTTGCTATGTGGGTATTACCATCACGTACTAAAATTTGACAGCACATATTAGCTACTGGTAAACCGAGTTTCTTTTCGATTTTCATACGATAATCATTTAGCTGTACTGCTAAGTCAAATCTTAAATGTGGACCATCTTTGTATAAAACATTAACTGTTTTCTTCTGACCTTTCTTAGCACCAGATTTATAGATATAATCAGTCTCTTCTCTTTTCATATAATATCCAAGAGTGTGAGCTGCTTTATAACTACCATAAGTTTTAGTATCAACTAATGTTCCACCATTTTCAGGTGTGTAATAATCAAATGCACCAGTTGAATAATCATCTTCGATACGTATTTCTGCAACTTCACCATATTCGTTGCCAATATGACTTTCTAAGCCACCATGTACTTCTGTACCAAATAACATGAATACAGAGTCCTTTGGACTAATATGATAGAATTTAGTGAGTTCTAAGAATACTTCACGTGTACCTTTTAATAACTGAGTAGTGGATGGTTTACCTGTCCATTTGCGTTGCTCTGAAATAGCACGTAATGTTTGTAAACTCATACACCTACCAGCAGGCACCCATAGTTCTCCATTACTGTCATATTCACCACATAGTCTACATTTAGAAAGGCAATCATTGATATTAGTTAATTCGCCATCAGGGCATTTATATAGTGTATATGGCATATCAACACCCGCAATCGCATGGACAATCACAAACCACCACATCACAAGGTGTGGTATCTACTGGTACATATGGTACACAGTAATCAGAGTAATCATGAATGCGATTATCTTCATCTTTGGTTTTCTTTTGTTTCTTTTCTTTATCTTGCATTATACATCATCTCCATATATTAAAACACAGTGTTCTCTTGCAATGTAAGGATATTCCTCACGCATATAATCACGATATGTATCAGCAACAGAACTTCGTAAAGGTTTCCCATCATTATAAATTTCAACTTGCACTGCCATATCTAATGGGTATTCCATCAGTTCGTTGATTAACTGTCTGACTGTCATATTATCACCTCTATATATAATATATCATATTATGTATCAGTTGTCAATACTTCTTCTAATCTACAAGTTTCAACATTATATTTGAGTTCAAACATTGGTGGACCGCTCATACCATCACGAGCCTTTTCTACTTTACAACGTGTAATATTACGAAGTTCTTGCTGTTTTTCTAGTGACAAATTAGGTGCCCTATCAGGTCTCCATATCATTAGGATATAGTCAGCAGATGCTTCCAAATCGCCAGTCATTCTTAACTGGTTCATTGTAGGTTCTTCATACGTATTACCGCTACGATTAAGTTGTGATAACATAGTGAAAATAACATTGTATCGTTTGGCAATACCTTTCATCATTAAGGCTTGTTCGCTTGCACCATCGTAATCACCTGCACCTTTTAAATAGGTAAAGTAATCTACAACGATAACATCAACTCCACCTTCCATAATATTACGAGTGTTAATAGTATTAATATAACGCTCAATATCATGCATAGATAAATTGTTCTCATCTACAATATACAACTTTTTACCAATTTTGTCAAGTACCTGATTGACCAATGGGTCGCCTTGTATGATTAGTTCTTTAACTTCTGATATACGCTTTTTAAGTATCTTACAGACGATACGTTCCATAATCTTGCCACGTGGCATTTCTAAACTAAAAAGGACAACATTAGCTTTATTCTGAACTATTTGCCGTAATATATACTCAATAGCAATATCAGTATTATGCGTAGGTATATAATCACCACACAAAAACATATGGTCATTATTATCAACACGTATACATTGCATTTCTTGTTGTTCTGGCAATTTTTCAATGGACACAATAGCTAATTCACGTTTACGATTACGTTGTCGTGTTATATCTGGACAACTTCGATATTTCTTAGTGTGTTTATAACTTGTAAACCATTTATCGGATATATCCATAAATCTAACTTCATATTCAGTAGACTTACCATCTCTATTGATTGTGTGTATAATACATCGTATACCACAAGAGCGTACAACATCAGCAACATCTAAAGCTAATTGTAAATTACACGAATGGAATGTAACGATACCAGATTTATCAATTGAACCATCTGTATCAATTAAACCCTGTATAAGTTGGATGCGGTTATCCAAACTATCAATTTTATATTCATCAGGTATAAATTTTTTATCTCCAGTAATCTTACCAAATGTTGATAAAATATAATCTGTGAATGGATTACTTCCATAACCTTTACAAAAATGATATTGAATACCACAATGACTCCATCTACCATATTTAGATGTTTCTTTAATAACCCTTTGGATTACATCTTGTTCTGTATTTGTAAACGAAATTTGTTTACTACTAAATCCACCATCACCAAGTAACGCACCTATTGTATATGGACGAATTACATGTTTACGAGCATTATATTGTACTGGGTTTGGGACTGGAATATATAAATTATATCCTTGTTGATTTTGTGAACCACGACATAACTTATATTTAGTCCTAATTTCGTGCAACGACATTACTTTCCATTCTTTATCTCTGTGTAAATCTGTTAACGTTTTAAATTTCCATAGATGTTCATCGCAACAATCAACATATGTTCCATCCCTAAATGTTACTCTATATACATCCTTTTTCCCTTGTGGATATACATTTGTAACTCTTGTCGGTTCACCATCTTCACCAATTAGGATGTCTCCGACTTTTACATCTTTCATTAAAATTTTACCAGTTGGTGTAATTAACGGAGTATCTAATGTCAAAGCCTTCCCAGATGCAGAATACGCCCCTATCAAGAACACTTGTCCTTTTGACACACCACCAATACAGTTATCTAATAATTGGAAATGCGTTGGATATGTACCACGTTTATAAATATCTCTTAATTGATTAAGACTACTAGAAGCATCGTGTAATGTTTCTAATAAATCTTGTTCAGATGATACACCACTATCAAAGTATGCTTTCAAGTCAGATACATCACGGTTCCAAATTTCGCCTAATGCTTGAATAGCTTCGGCTCTAATCATAGGAGAACGTATTGTTTTAAGGAACGACTCTGCAACTACATATTGTTCTTCAATAGTTTTATATCGTTTTACAAGTTGTTTGATAACAAAAATATCAATATGCTCTGTAGGTAAATCAGCTAATTCATAACCTGCACATAGTAAATCATTAATATCTTTACATTCTTCAGGCATAATTAATACACGTATACTAGCCTTTGGTAACATAGACTGGAAATGGTCTCTAGTGCGTGGTAAATGTTTTACACCAGCTTCATCATTATCAGGACATATTACAATCGTAATTTCTTTACGAATAAAGCCTGCTAGTTTTCTAATCTGGTCTCTATGTAATTCGCTACCACAATACGCTACAGTAGGTTCACCCATTTGATGACCACTCATAGCATCCATATAACCTTCACATACATATAATCTATCTTTGATTTTCTTTCTAGCTAAATCAAGATTAAACAAGAAAGATGACTTCTTATATAGAATACTGTTAGGAGTATTCTTATATTTAGGCTTTTTATTAAATTGTCTAATTGCCATACTGACATATTGACCATGTTCATTACGTAATGGAATTGTTAGACAATCAGAATGGAACCCTAAATTAAAGTCATTAATGGTACTATTAGTTAAACCACGCTTGGCTAGATATTCACCAATGGCACCAACATTTTTGTGATACATATCAGCTTCTCTAGTAAAACGCATTTCTTCACTAGCTTCTAATTGATATTCTTTGTTATCCTTTAAACTAATATTACATTCTTTGGCTAGTATTTCTGTAGCTGCACGATAACTAATCTTTTCTTTATCAGAAAGGAAGTTGATTACTGTACCACCACATTCACAACTAAAACAATAGAATGAATTAGTATCAGGGAATACTACTAATGTTTCTGACGTATCATCACTTTCATGTAAAGGACATTTACCTTTCCAGTATCGACCACTCTGGTGCAGGTTAGTATATTTACCAATGAAATCTATAATATCCACTTGTTGGATTATAGTTTCCGTAATATTCATATACACCTCATAAATTTAATACATCATCTAAGCTATAAGTGTCAGCACGTTCTAATTTTACCGATTTCATTTCTTTTTCGTTATGTTTTTTAATACGATACAACCTATATTGTTCAGCATCTTGATACACTTCTGTTAGTGTCATAATACTTTTCTTTGGTTTATCCTCTAAATACCGCAATAACTTTTCAAGAGTATTTTCATCTTGCTTATAGAAATGAGCCCTTAATTTGAAATAGGAGGGATTGAACCTCCTATTAACAAATATAGGTTCAGTAGAACATTTTTCCATATATAACCTAGTTATTCTATCAAAAATGTTAAACTTCTTTGTCATTATATCACCGCATAAGAAATATAACGTGAGCCTTTAAGTTTAATGCGTTCAACATAACCATGTTCAACTAATGACGAAAGAGCACGCCACACTGTAAACCTATTTAGATTAATACCATCTGCGATTTCATCACAAGTTATTTTGATAAATTTTTTGCCAGCCATTACATACCCACGCTCATCAGCTTCTTTACGAATGAAAGCATGAACTAATGCCATAGACAATCTATGAGTATGTAGAATATCTAAGTCAATAGTTAGTTCCTTAACCATTCAATTCACCTAATCTTTCTTGACAAGCTTTCTTAGTATCTGCACTAAACTTAGATTGTTCTACTACCCAACGCAAATAATGTATATCACTTACTTCAGAAATCGCTTTATTCGCATATTTACCTTGTGTAAATGTCGTAGCAGGTGTAGCCGTACTTGTTTCTCTTGAGTCATACAACTCAACGTCCGTGCCTTGTACTTGTGCCCCTGTGAAACCTTTAGGTAAAGCCCAAATAGGCAAATTAGGAGGGTCAAACCGATTATAGTCTCCAAGTACTACCCAGCTTTCTTTTAAGTTATATAAATAACGACCAATACCAAATTGTACTGCCGCACGTTTCATACTATCAGAAATACCGCCTTTAATTGGTTCAATCTTAGTGTTGCTTGCACCATCTTCACGTGTTAATGTACGCCAACCTAAATCATCACCAAGATTAATAACGATAGTTAATCGGCAAATCATACCATGTTCACCACCAGCATCTACTGGTCTGAATTCTGGATACCAATTACCTACACCAACTACTTGGTCTAAGCGTTCCATAATCGCACGGTTAGTTACATATGGTAACACCATTGCTTTCTTTCCATCTTTTGATTTTTGTCCAATTCTCCACTGAATATCCTGTGGTGGGAAAGGTTCTCTTAATTCTTCAAAGATTTGTTCTACTGTTTTTTCTTTCATAGTATTATCCTTTCTTAAAAATATAAATGTTCGGGGAGGCTTGCTCCCCTCGTGGACAACCTCAGTCTACCACCCCATGCTCAGGCTGTCAAGCGGTTCACTGAGCAGGCATCGACCACCACACCGTCCCTAATTCGTAGTGCGTATACATTTCCTTTGACAAACATAGTAAAATCAACTTCAAAGGTTACTAATTTTTCTACGCCTGTAGGTGTCTGTGCAGTTAGGAATGCATATGGTTTACCTTTTTTGGTTTTACGTGCAGTAACAGATAATATAATAGCTGGTTTAACATTACCTGTGCATATACTAATATCGTATTCATCAAAAATGCTATGGAATGTATAACCTAATACAGCTAACTCCATAGCCCCTTTACTTAGGTTGTCTTTATGATTTGCATCAAATACATAATCGCCTTTAGATTTACGCTTGTCTTTCAACCATTTTATGTATTGCATGTAATCATTTCTATCACCACCATCATCAATAGCACCACTATAAATTAAGCCTTTTAATTGTGTCATATTCATTGACTGGTTAATTTCTAAGAATGTTTTACCACGCTCAGGCGTAAATGATTTTAAATTACTACATCCTGCTATTGCACCTAAACCTAAACACACAACATTCTTACCAGTAGTACAAGTTATATCACCATATATATCAGGTGGTATAATATTAATACCATGCTTTTTAGCATCATTGATGAACACAGATAACTTTTCTTTATCACCAAAATTCATATCAAGAATAGATGCGTAATAGGCTTCTGGATAATGAGCTTTTAAATAAGCACATCGCCATGCAGTTAAACCATAAGCTGCACTATGACCTCTATTAAATACATAAGAACCACAAGCAATCATTTGTTCTGCAATAGGACGAATAACATCTTCACTTATACCATTTTTACCTGCACGTTTAACAAACTCATCAACAGCTGTATTAATTTTATCTAATTCTTTACGCCCAATAATACGTCTAAGAGTATCTGCTTCACCCATTGTATATCCTGCCAATGCTTGCACAATTTGCATTATTTGCTCTTGATATAAAATAACACCTTCTGTATCTTTTAAGATAGGTTCAAGTAATGGATGTAAATATTTTACAGGCTCTTTACCTTGTCTACGTGCTATAAATACTTTATCCATTCCTACATCTAATACCCCCGGTCTTCCTATAGCTACTGTATCAACTAAATCATATACACTTTTAGAATGTATATTAGTGACGATATTAGTCATCACGTCAGACTCAATTTGGAATATACCAGTAGTATTACCAGATTGCAATAATTGTGCAGTCTTGTCATCTTGTAAAGGAATGGAATGTATATCACAATCTTTTACACGCTTTAACACATCATCAATAATATCTAATGTCGCCAACCCAAGAATATCTAATTTAAGAATGCCTTGTTTTTCTAAGATATGGAAATCTTCTGCCGCTACGTATTGCCCATCTTGATATTCAATAGCACACCATTGAGCAGGGTCGTTAGGGAATACTGCTACTGCACTAGCATGAGTACCATAATTCACTAAACGATTGACTGATGTACTAGCCATATCTCTAACTTCTTTATCTTTAATATCAGCAATATCATTGATATTTTTAGATATAGCAGTCATATCAGATGCCTTACGACCAAGTACTCTACCTGCATGTTGTACTGCTGCTTTAGGTCCTAAAAAGCCAAATGTTCTAACAGGATAAGCATAGCCGTATTTATCTTGGATATATTGGATAACTTCTTGTCTTCTGCTTTGTTGGAAATCTGTGTCGATATCACATGGCGTTACACGTTCTGGATTAGTAAATCGTTCAAATACGAGATTATATTGGATAGGGTCAATTTCTGTAATACCCATTAAATACGCTACTAAACTACCACAAACAGAACCACGACCTGCACCAGTACGCATACCATTTTTACGTGCCCATTGTAACATATCATGAATAATACAGAAGTAATTATTGTAATCTACTTGTGTTAGAATATCTAATTCATGCTTAATTTGATTAACATATACGTCTTTATTTTCTTTCTTTGCAATACGATGTAGTTTATATCCATCTGCACAATGGTCTCTTACATATTTAGCAGGGTCTTTGACAGGAAATACAGGATAATGGTTTTCGCCAAATGGTATTTCTACATTACATTTATCAATAATTTTACCAACATTATCGTAGTATTCTTGATTAGGAATTACTTTCTTAAACTCATTAATAGTCCACATATGATAATCACGACTACCATAGTATTCTAACATGTGATTATATTCTTCTTGATATTTTTCTTTAGCTTTTTCTGTATAAGCATCGTCGATTTGAGCTTTCTTATCAGCTAAAGTTCTATCTAATAATAGAAAATCACGATGAGCTTGCATTTGTTCTGGATAAGCATAATGGCTATCACCAGTAACGATGATAGGAATATTATATTGCTTTCCAAGTTCTTCTACAACTTTATTATATTCCCATTGTAGAGGAAAATCATGTGGCTGTATTTCTAAATAAAAATCATCTTTAAAAATATCAGTCATAGTAGTAATAAATTCGTCTCGTAGTAATTCATTACGTAATGGACCAGCTACACAAGCCGTACTTACAATAATACCTTTACTGTATTGTCTTAATGCATTGTAATCAATCAAAGGCTTGTAATAATGATGATACGCACCAAATGTAGATAATCTACGCAGATTATATAACCCTTCTGTATTTTTTGCCAATAAAATAAGATGGTAACTATCACGTGTTTTAATATCTAAATCATAAGAGAAATAGGCTTCCATACCAAGAATAGGTTTAATACCAGCTTGTTGACAAGCTAAATAATGAGAAGTCAAACCTGATGTAGTACCGTGGTCTGTTAAAGATACAGCTGAATAACCTATTTCTTTAGCACGTTGTATACGCTCCTCTAAAGATGAATACGCATCACGCCTACTATAAAAGCTATGACTATGTAAATCTGTAAAATTCATATAATTACCTCGTATTTATCTATATCACAATTACTGAGAATAATATTACCAATCATATAACGATATATTTCTTGCTTACGCTCTTCAATCATATTTTTAAGTGTTGCTATTTCATCTTCATATACTATTGAATTTAATGTTAATGTTTTTTCAATCTTTCCTGTATATGGAATAAGTTGCACTATATTTTTTTCAATAATTTTTATTTGAGGTTCTTTATCGTTACTTCTAAAATAATAGTATGCAAATTCATTAGACATTGAAAATCCATTTAACATAGGATGTATTATTAGGTTTTTTATAAACATACCATCTGTGCCTTTATCATATGATATTTGTAATACATACCAACTAATAGATTTGATAAATTCTCTTTCTGTTAATCGTATAGTTTTAAATAATAATATAGGTTCTGCCGCTTTAGTAGTATCAGAAATTAAATATTGACCATATTTCGATATAGAAACAAAATATGTATTACTATGTTGATTAGCTATAGTTTTCATATATCGAATATATTCTTCACGCTTAGCATCACTAATATCGACAGGTAATTTATGTATAACATATTTACTCATATTTATTTTCCTTCAATTTCAAAGTAAATACCAAAAGCAATTAAATATACAGAAAATACAACTAATAACTTAACTATATATTCTGCATTATACGTTGGATTATTTACAGCCAAATCTGATACAATAAAAGCAATCATAGCACATATTACACATTTTAACAAATTAATAAAACCTTTCATAATATCTCCTTATAAATCTGCGTAATCATCTTCCATAAATAATAATATCTTCTGTAATTCATCATCAGAAATAGTATCTAAACTAATTCCAGTGTTACAATTATCAAGATAGAATGGCAACCAACTTTGATAACCTAAACTTTTATGATAACTTTCAATTAATTTAATTTTTTCTTCTCTATCCATATATTACCTCCTTTAATTTAGTATAACATGATATACTAAAATTGTCAAATAAAAAAGGACCCCATAAAGGGGTCTATTAAGTGTAACGTATTACGAAGTGTAATTCAATATTACGCTGAGTAATGTTATTCTTCTTTGTTTTATATGCTAAGTTGTAGTAATGTTATTACGCTTTAAGTGATAGTGTTTTAAATACCTAAAATACTGATACTGTAGAACCGCTACGCTAGGTGAAATACTCACATCGTTAGTTGCTGTAGTTGTAGATAATACCAAGAGGGAATATCTTTGTTCGTATTTTCTTTTTCTTATGTGTATTACCAACTAATCAATATCTGAACGCTAGTGAAGATATTCTGCGAACGCACCAGTTATGAATACCTAATCAACTGTATCACTTATTGGTAGTAATGTTGAGCATCTACTGTATATCTGTTACTACGCACTTCGTTTGTAGCTACTTCGTAGCTGATTATTGTATTTAATTTCTGGTTGTCGCTATCCTCTGCTGATTGCACTGCCCCCATGTCGGGGGGCTTGGTGCGTTGCACCTTACGACGATTTTCGCTGTGTTGCGAACTAGCCTCGGTCTGCCGTTATCTAGTACCTTACCACTTAGGTTCTCATCGTTGCCACATCAGGACGGGGGTTCTTATGGATTCGAGGGAGCTGTTCCACCTAGCCTATAACGCCTCTCACCACGCTCGCTAAACGGGTGCTGTTATTTATTTTACATCGGTTTGTCCAGAACCTCGATGTTTGCGTGATTACACGCCACTATATACTACGCTTGGTCAGTGCGTTTTCTTTACTCTCACCTATCATACGTTTACTTCCTAGTGCCATGATTTGCCGTTCAGAAATAACGCTCTGTCGTATTCCTAGATAGGTTCGAGGTTCACTCATTTACTGCTTGTGAACAAAGCATTTAAGTATACGAGAGGATTTTACTGGCTTGAAGATTTTCTTTTTAGTACAGAAAACTTCTTTATAATTTTTGGTAGGTTTACCAAATTCACATACACCACACACTTCAATCTTTTCCTTTTGTATACTGTGTGTTACTAAATGTGTTCCAACACCTCTTCTAATTTTGTACTTTTTTCTTGACATAGTTTTCTCCTTTCGGTAGAGCAAGTTCTGTGGCTCCACCACTACTCACATTGTAGCACCCTAGCGTTCGGTTGTCAACACCTTTGCTGAGCACGCACCGTTGCTGGGTTTGTGAGGATTGTAGCACAGCCGAGGGCGAGCCGTCAAGCCCACCCCTGACCACGCTGAGGAGGAAATAATTA